CCGAGCTGACGCCGGCCTTTGCGGACGGGAATTACATCTCGAACGATTGGGGCCAGCAGTCCAATGGTCAAGGTTATCTGGAAGCCATCGCCGGGACCGGAAGACCCGATCTTCAACGAAGGTCCGCGGAGCTACTCGCCACATTGGGGCCGCGCGTATCTCAAGTCGAAGAAGAATTCGCCCGTACCCACGGGTGGACCCCAGACCGGGCAACCCGGATCTGGGAGCAAAGTCCCCAAATCCAGCGATACGGAAACACCGTAGTGCCGGCACCGCCGCGGCCGTGGGCCGGTGGGCGGCCGCCGGCGTTGGTGCCGGTCGATCACGATCCGTTCGCGCCGTGATCTGCCGATCGGGAATAAAACCAGGAATAAATTTCTTGGTTTTGATCGTCAGCATGGACGGCTTATCAAGGAATTAGACTGATGGCGCTGCACCCTTCCGTCTTTGAATACCTCACGCCCTCCGAAGAGCAGCTGACCCAGATGGCCGATGTTCGCGCATACTTTGCCAGCTTCGCGCTATACCTCGACCACGCCCTGCCCGATGGTCCCGACAAGACCTACGTGCTGCGCCAGCTGCGCGACTGCGCGATGTGGGCCAACGTGACGTTGCTGCGCACCGCCGACGGCACCCCGCGGACCCCCTGAGTTAACCGCCGCATGCGGAGCTGAGTGATGGCGATCAAGGCCGAAGAGCTGGCGCTGATGGCCGAGGGCAAGGGCTGCCTCGGCAAGGCGGCCGACGACGAGCCGCTGTTTATCCTGCGGGCCAAGGACCCGGCGGCCGCCTTTATCGTGCGGGTGTGGTGTCAGCTCGCCTGGCAGGCCGAATTGCACGAACCGGAGAAGATCGAGGACGCCAAGGTGCTGGCCGATCGGATGGAGGCCTGGCGTATGCGGAATGTTACCGCGGCGCCGCTGCCCTGGAAGAAGGGCTAGGGCTTCTCCGGCGAATAGCCCCAGTCGACCGGGTCCTTTTCGCTGCCTGGAGTCCGCATCGGCGGGGTCGGCTTCCAGCCCGGCGGGATCGGCGGCGGCCACTCGGGCTCGCGGATCACGACGCCACCCTCGCCGCGCACCCGCTCGCCCGTCAGCACGTCGAACCCGGACCAGTGGCTCGGGACGGTTGGCTCGCCGATGTGGCGCCACAGCGCGATGATCGACCGGCGCTGCTGGTACTCGTCCCAGGTTTCCGGGCGATCGTCGGGGCGAAGCGGGATTGGAGGAGGTAGAGCCATGGTCAGAAGGGTAGCCCGTGTCTGACCAGAGGAGCAATGTCGTCGGGTTTCCAGGTGGCGGCACCGTGCCGCCGGGGCCGGCCGGTGGGCCGCCTCCGGGGGTTGGGGGAACGCCTGCCCCACCGGGAACGACCGGGCCGCCCATTCGGCCAGGTCCGCCACCGCCGGGCCCTGGGGGGCCTGCTTCAGGGCCCGGCGGGGCATCACCAGTCCCTGGCGGTCCGGCGCCGGGGGGTGCAGCGCCCGGACCGGGGCCGGTGGCGGCGCCGGGTATGACGCTCAACCCGGCTTTTATGCAATGGCAGCAAATGAGCCAGGCCTGGCACGCCGAAAACAACCGGCGCCGCCAGCAATTCCTGCAGGCGTGTCACACCCTGCGCCACGATGTGCGGACCGGCTACAAGATCGACATCGAAGCCGATTCGACGATCGCCCCCGATGAGCAGGCGGAAAAGCAGGCACGCACCGAATTCCTGCAGTCGATCATGCCGATGCTGCAGATGATCATCCCGGAGGTGCAGAATAATCCGCAGGTCGCCCAGCTGGCGGCGGCACTGGTGATGTTCGGGGTGCGGGCGTTCCCGGCGGCGCGCGGGCTCGAGGACACGTTTCTCCAGGCCTTTGCCGCGCTGGCGCAGGCGCCGCCGCAGCCCAATCAGGGGCAGGGCAAAGGCAACACCAAGTCGCCGATGGAGATCATGACCGAGGCGAAGACCGCGCAGGGTGATCAGCAGATCGATGCCGCAAAGGTCCAGGCTGATCAGCAGAAAAACTCGATCGAGTTGATGAAGGCCTACATCGCGGCCCAGGGCGATCGGGCGAAATTGGCGCAGGAAGGCCAGCTCCGCGCCGCCGAGCTCGCGCAGCAGGGTCAGGAGATCCAGGACCGGTCGGCGCTCGAAGCGGCGCGGACCAGCCATTTGATGGCTCGCGACACCGCCGGATTGGTTTAAAAGAGCCCGTCTACATTCAAGTATGCCGGCCCGGGGATCCCCCTGACCGGCAGAGGGTAGGGTGTATCTGCAGGCCCCTGCAGGTGCAGGGTTGGGAGCGAACCGCGCGAGGGGCCTCGCGCTTTCCGCCAAAAAAGGAGTTCTGTGGTATGCCGTTTGTCGAAGGCTATTTGGACGAGAAGTGGATCATGGGAGGGCCAGGGCGCCCGACTCACCCGATCGCGCCCGGTGGTGGTGAGCCAGCGCACCCGATCGTGCTGCCGCCGGGGCCGGTCGATCCTGGTTATGGCGTGCCTTTGCCGCCAGTGGTGTCGCATCCGATCCCGCCATCGGTCTGGCCGCCTCAGCCCGGAAGTCCGCCGACCTATCCGGTTGACCCTGACTACGGGCTGCCGGTACCACCGACCGTGTGGCCGCAGCCGCCAAGGCCGCCCGGTCCCGATCAAGGCCTGCCGCCGATCCCGGTTTCGCCGGAGCATCCGATCTATTATCCACCGGAAGGCCAGCCGCCCGAGCTGCCGCCGGGGAGCGTGTGGCCCCCGCTGCCGCCGTCGGTGACGGGTATCATTACAGCCTTCATCTGGATTGTTGGCGTCGGCTATCGCTGGACCACGATCGATACCAGCCTCAAGCCCGTGCATCCGATCGTCATTCCACCGTCGAACGTGCCGGGGGTGCCAACGCACCCGATCGCACCAGGCGGGGGCACCCCGACCCGTCCGATGGACCCGGGCGGCCAACCGACACCGACCGGTCGCCGAGGGTAAGTAATCGAGGGCTGAACTCTGGCGGCGGACCGGCAGATATGAGGCCCTGGGGAGTAGAGCCCGGTCCGTCTAGGCAAACGCTCCCAAGCCGGTGATCCCCGGTCGAGCAGGGGTGGAAGGCCCCGCGTCTATTCGGTGGAAGAAAACCAGGAGAAAGCGATGGCATTCCGGCGACGCTGGGTGGTGCGCGACGGCCGGCTGGTCGAGCTCGATCTCGAGGCGCCCTTGCCGCCGCCGGTGGCGCCGATGATACGCAGCGATATCAGTCCTTATCGCTCGGTGAAGACCGGGGAGATGATCACCGGTCGGGCGCAGCACCGCGAGCACCTGCAGCGGCACGGAATGATCGAGGTCGGTAACGAGCGCGCGCCGTTCTTCAACCGGCCGGCCGCCGGGCCGCCGCCGGGTGACATCGCCAGCGACATCAAGCAGCAATTGGCGCGCGATCCGGTGGAGCGGCGGAGCGAGGCGACCCGGGTGCTCAACCAGGCCGGCTATTCTGGACCGCAGGTGGAGCGCATCCTAAAATCCTGAGGTGCCCGCCAGTCTGATCATCCCGGTTGTTGTCCCGGCGCTAGCCGAGAAGCGCTGGAAGATCCGCCTGCGGGTCGACGCGGATCAGACGGCCTGGACCGAGTGCGAGAATTTTGCCGAGCTGACCCGGGCGGTCGGCCAGGCGCGCGAAATGTCGCCGGACGCCGAGCTCTACATCACCGCACCGAGCGAGGCTGCGTTGGATCACGAGCTCCGGGTGGCGGCCGGAATGATCATGTTTGACGCGAGCGATCCGGCCTGGCCCGGGCCGCCGCTCGGCGATGTGTTCTTTGGCGGGCTGCGCAACCTCGATCATCTCTATGCGCGGCTAAAGGGGGCGCGGATCAGCATCGAGGCCGGAATGGCGGCTGAGAATGCGGCAGTGTGTGTACTGAAGCGCATGGGTCTGCTCGAGCCGCCGCGTCCGGTGCGGGTGATCCAGCCGCCGGCATTGCCCAGGCCGCGCAAGGCGCGCAAGCCGCGCGAGACGAAGCCGCGCGAGACGGCGGCGGCCAAGATGCGCCGGCTGTGGGAGCGTGAGCGCCGCCGGAAGCTGCTGAACCGGGTCAAGGACGAGAGCGGTCCGCGGGATCAGTGGTTGAGCTACGGCCCGACGGACTGGGACAATTTTGCGCCGATCAAACCGCGAAAACGCCGCTAACTCGTTGATCTAGCAGCGATCGCAACGCCATTGCGGCGGATTGCGGTTACTGTGCGATTTCGATCGCAACGCGTTGCGGCCGCTAGAGCCCCTGCGGGACAAGCTGGTTGGGGTCGTTGCGATCAGGTCCAATGACAAGGGCTGTCGGGATGGCCATCAGGCGGCCTCCAGCGCGGCCTATAGACGATTAATGATTGAGTGCGCACCGGCCGCCACAAGCGGCGAGTTTATGAACAAATCGCGTGGTGAACCCACCCGATTTTGTTCATGAACAGGCGTTCTCAGTGAACGCAGAGTGAACGCCGCGATGCCCTGTGAATTTTGCCGCGGCCGCCGCTGGCTGCCGCCGTGTCCAGCCTGTGGCGGGTGTGCCATCGGCTCGTGCTGCGAAGGTGCGGTCGGCGGACCGTACGAAGTGGGCAATCTGGGGACAGCCAATGAAAACCGTCGTGATGCGGCGCAGCGACCGCGAAAAGAAGGACGCTACGGAGAATTACGCGGTCCCGTTTCAGCCGCAGGCTGAGGACTATCACCACGGGCTGATGATCAACCTCGACGACGACTGTCTGCGCAAGCTCGGGATCGACGAGATGCCCAAGCCCGGCGACCATTTCCGCATCGAGGGCGAGGCACACGTGATGGAGTCGGCGCAGCGCGATACCGACAAGAGTTCCGACCGCCGGGTCGAGATGGTCCTGCACAAGCTCGGCGCCGAAAAGCAGGGCGGCGGGGACAAACCGGAGAAGTCGATTCGCGACGAGCTCGAGGACGCCCATCACCGGGCGAGGGGGACCTCGAGCCCGTCGATCGGGGCCCGTGCCAATGGGCGCGCGGGCGGCTAGCTAACAGGAGAGCGCTATGCCAGACGAGGATACCAAGACACTACCGGAGACCGGCAATACGCCGAGCGATCTACGGACGATGATCGCCGACACTCTGCGCGACGCCAAGGAGGCGGACGCGGCTGCACCGGCGGCACCAGCTGCAGGCGGCTTGTTCGAGGGCCGGACCGCGGTCGGAAGCGCCGCGGCGGGAAGCGGCGAGCCGCCGCCGAAGTCCGGTGAAGGCGAAGACAAGGACAAGGACAAGGACAAGAGTGGTGAGCCCGGGGCAGCTCCGGCACCTGGTCCGACCGAGCCGGCCGAGCGTGAGCCGACCGGGCCGGCGGCCGCACCGCAGCACTGGGCGGCCGAGGACAAGGCGACCTTTGAGGGATTGCCGACGGCCGCCAAGGGGCCTTTCCTCAATCTCTACAAGCGGATGGAGAAGGGGTTCCAGCCGCGGCTCGAAAAGCTGGCGACCCTCGAGAAGGATCTGCCGGCGATGCAGGAGCGGGTCCAGACCTATGACCGCGACTATTCGGAGATCGACCGGGCATTTGCCCCGCACCGCGAAAAACTGCGTTCGCAGGGCCGCGGTCCGAAGGAGATTCTGCAAATTTGGTACAATACCGAAGCCGGGCTCGCCAATCCCGAGCAGCGCGACGCGGTGGTCGCCAACATTATCGCCGGCTACCAGTGCGATCCATTCAAGATCGCCGAGCATCTGAATGCCAGGCGGGGTTTTGCTCCGCAGCCCCCGGGTGGCGACGGGGGTGGGCAGCCGCAGCCGCAGATGCGCAGCCAGATCGATCCGGCGCTGGAGGCGCGGTTTAGCGCCCTGGAGAACGCCGAGCGTAATCGCGTCGAGACGATCGTGCGCGACAACATGGACAACGCCAAACGCATCTATGAGGACTTCGCCAACGCCAAAGGGGCTGATGGCGAGCTCCTTCATCCCGAACTCGTGGCGCTGGAGCCCCTGATGACCGCTTTTGCCGATGTCGACCGCAAGGCCGGCAAGCAGATCGATCTGCAGGACCTCTACACCCGAGCCGAATGGGCCACTCCCTCAACCCGTGACCGTCTCCTCGAAAGGCAGGGCGCCGACGAGCAGAGAAAAGCGGCAGACGAGCGGAAGGCCAAAGCCGAAGCCGCACGACGGGCTTCCTCGAGCGTCACTGGTTCCCCTGGACCCGGTGCAGCGCCGCAGGATCTCGGCGCGCCGGACCGATCCATCCGTGATGAAATCCGGGCCCAAATGAACGGCGGGCGCCGCAGCTAGCACCGCTCGCCTTAGGGCCCTTTCAGCAACCCAGGGGAGAAAGGCATGCCCTCACCGAACCCGAATTGGGGTGAAATTACGACAACCACGTTGTTCAATCGGAGCCGAAAACTCGCAGACAATGTGACGAAGAACAACGCCATCCTGGCAAGACTGTCGCAAAGGAACAAAGTCAAGCCTGTCGACGGCGGTCAGGCGATCGTGCAGGAGCTCGAATACAGCGAGAACGGGACCTATAAAAGGTACACCGGCTATGACATTTTGAATGTCTCGCCGTCGGATGTATTCACCGCCGCACAGTACCCGTGGGCACAGGCCGCTGTCGCGGTCAGCATCAGCGGTCTCGAGGAATTGCAGAACAGCGGCGAAGAGCGGATGATCGATCTGCTCGAGTCGCGCATCGGCAATGCCGAGAGGACGATGACCAACGGGATCTCGGGCGACTGCTACGGCAACGGCACCTTGGACGGCGGCAAGCAGATCGGTGGTCTGCAATTGCTGGTCGCCGATGTGCAGACTGCCGGGGTGGTCGGTGGTATCGATCGCGGGTTGTGGCCGTTTTGGCGGGCCTACATTGGTTCCTTCTCGGCGGCGGCAATAACTCCGGGAACAGCCACCATCCAAACCATGATGAACCGCCAATGGTTAAATCAAGTCCGTGGGACCGATAGACCAGACCTAATAATAGCTGACAACGCTTACTTCAGTTTCTACTGGGAAAGCTTGCAAGCTATTCAGCGTATCACCCAGGCTAACGAAGGAATGGCTGGTTTCCAGACGCTGAAATTTATGGACGCCGACGTTGTATTTGACGGCGGCTTCCAGGGTGTCGCGGGCGGTTCGGGGACGACGATCGGAGGGGGGATCACCTGGGCGACCCCGAGTGGTGCTCCGTCCAATCACATGTATTTCCTGAACACCGACTATATATTCCTGCGTCCGCATCGTGAACGGAACATGGTGCCGCTCAATCCCGACCGGTTCACGGTCAACCAAGACGCAATGGTCAAGTTGGTGGGGTGGGCCGGCAACATGACGATGAGCAACGCGTTCTTGCAAGGTGTGCTCATCAACTAGCCGGTCGTCGTGCTAACGCTTAGAGCGGAGTGAGAAATGTCTTGGTCAATACAAGATGACTTGATCGGCATGCCGCCGATCACGACTGTGGATGCCGCGCCGCGGGTGGCGCCCGGCATGATTGCGCATGCTGTCGATCCGGTGCTCGGCGGGGGCGAGTTTCTCTACCTCCCGGGGGTGGTCAATACGGTTGTCGGGTCGCTGGTGACTTACAACCAGGCGGCGCCGTCGACCACCTTGGCGGCGACCGGGGCGCAAAACGGCAACCCGGTGGCGGTCGCCATGGCCGCGGTCGGGGCCGGGCAGTGGGGCTGGTTTCAGGTCACCGGCCAGGCCAAGATCGCCAAAACCGCGGTGGCGATCTCGCTGGGAGCCGCGCTGGCGATCAGCGCCACCGGCGGCCAGGTCGCTGCGGCCGGCACACCTGGTGCCGCCGGCTCGCTCGATGCTGCACTCTGCTCGGCTGCGGCACTGGCGGGCGATGCCACGGTGTCGGCGCAGATCTCGCGCCCGGCGCTCAACTAAGGGCGCGCGACATGCCTGCAACGATGCATGACCTCGTCGGGGTCAAGATGGCGCCGGCTATGGCGAGACTGCTCGGCACCGACGGGGCAAACGGGGCTCCGGCGCGGATGCTGCAGCATGTCGGAATGCCCTCGCAGCTGGCGCGGCTGCTCGGCACCGATATGCCGGGCGGCGGCACCAGCGTGCCGATGAGGCAGCTGTGCAATCAAGGTATGCCGTGGGCGCAAGCGCAGCGTTTGGGGGTGTAGATGGCAACCAAACGCGAGGTCATGCTTGGCGGGATTCCCGCCAAGCTCGCCCACATGCTGGCGTCCGATCAGATCTCCAGTGCCGAGCCTCCCGTGATGGCCGGCGGCCCCGATCAGGCGAGTGCGCCGCTGCTCGAGAAAAACATCGCATATGTGACGATGACCGCCACGGGGCAGGCGGTGCGGCTGCGACCGGCGACCGGGCAATACCTGCACTTTGTGCGCAACGGCAGCAGTGCCTTTGGGCCGCTTACCGTATGGCCGGATAGCGACGAGACCTTCAATCTGCATGCGCCGGGGCAGACCTGGGGCATTGCACCCGGCGGCAACGCGATCTTTATTCCGGCGCGCCGGCAATGGGCGGCGATCTCCGGGCTCAACGATTCGGCGGCCGGGCAGAGCCTGGTCGGCCCGGTCGGCATCGGCATGCACGCGCCGGCCGATGCCACGCCGGGCGACATGTTTATCGGCGAGGTGCTGTGCATCGCCCTTGGATTGCGCGGAGTGCAGGCGCCGCCGGCCACCGGGCGGCTGTGCTTTAACGCCTACTTCGACGCCAACGGGGTGTGGCGCTATCTGGCCAACGGGCCGGCGATGCAGTTGCGCTTTGATGGCAACTCGGGGGCGCTCGCGTTCCACACCGTGCCCTACGGGACGGCCGACTCGCCGATCGGTGCGTGGGACCCGGCACCACCCTCGACCCCGGTCGTCTCGGTTGGCCCGACGGCGATGAGCCTCGGGGCGGTCGCCCCCTTGGATGCCGCGCAGAGCTCGTTTTTCGCCAATTACATCTGCGTGCCGTGGTCGACCGGGATCGGCGGTGCGCTGGCGGCGCGGATCAATCTCAACTGCTACTTCGATCAGTCGCTGGCTTTGCGCTACGCGGCCGCCGGGCCCGCCTATCGCATCGTCTTCCCGTCAACGGTCGGCGGATTGCCGGGGATGCATGTGCGTGGCGCGCCGGCTGGCACGACCGATGCGGTGGTGGCGGCATTTACCGATTTTTTTGCGGCCCTCTCACCCGAACAGCTGACCACCGGCCAGACCAACATCCTGTTGACCACCAACGAGGGCGGCACGATCACCTTTCAGCAGGTATTGGTCGGCACGCCGTTGGCGGCGGCCGGGGGCGGTTTGCCGGTCGGCGCCCGCGCGCTCTACGTCACGACTTAGAGCTTAACCGGCAGGGCCGCTCCCTGCCGGCTACGAGGGAGGTCGCCCCTCCCCAGGCGTGTGTCCCCGAGCGACGCGAGTGTCGGGGATAAACCCTTACCGAGGAGGACATCATGCAGGGGTATTCCCGGACCTATGACGGTCCGGCGCGGTCGACGCGAGCCGAATTTTACAGCGACGCCGAACGCGACGGCTTTGCCAGCGCCCAGGCCGGCCGCGACATCTTTCGCGATGTCGACCTGGTCAAGATCTTTATCCCGGGCTCCGGGACGATCCTGGTCGAGCGGGTCAACGAAGGGCATGTCGAGCGCTGGCCCGACGAATTCCGCGCCTTCAAAGCGGGCAAGGAGGCGCCGCTCAGCGGCACGCCGCTGACCGAATGGCCGCTCCTCAAGCGGGCGCAGATCGCCGAGCTCAATTACCGCAACATCCGCACGGTCGAGGACATCGCGCTGTTGTCGGATCTGGCGGTGCAAAATCTCGGGATGGGCGGGGTGATGCTGCGATCGCGCGCCAGGGCGTTTCTCGACGATGCCGAGCACGAGGCGCTGGCGACCAAGCTGGTCACCGAGAACGACAATCTGCGGATGCGGATCTCGACCCTCGAAAACCAGGTCGAGCAGCTCGGCCAGCAATTGCTGCAGACCACCCGGGCGATCGAGTTTCAGCGCACCCAGCCGATGATGCCGACCTATATCCCGGAGTTGCACGACCCGGTCGAGGCGGCCAAGCAGCAGCGGTTCAACAACCCGGTGCAGATGACCTCGGCGCTCGATGCTTTTGCCGATATGCCGGAGCGGCCGTTGCGCCTGCCGCGCGCCGCGGGGGCGGTGATGCCCGAGGAGATCGCGCCGGCAGCGCCGGCTTATGAGCAGCAGGCGGAGGCCTAAGCGGGGCTAGCCGATGCCGCAGGACGACACCTGGTTTCCGCCGAGCCCGACCAAGCCTTTGCCCGTCCAGGCTTATGATGCTCCGCGGTCGGGCACCGGCGACAACACCTGGTATCCGCCGAGCCCGTTGAACCCACTGCCGGTGACGATCATCGGCTCGACGCCGATGTTCCCGGAGCCGCCGGACAACCAGCTCTACGGCCGGAGGGGACCATCCGGGTCCGGCGCCTGGTCATTGATCGCGGCGACCACCGGACCGCCCGAGGCGCCGACCGACGGCGCCATCTATGGCCGGGGCCATGTCGGCACAGCCCAGGCCTGGGCCGCGGTGGTGCCGCTGACCGGGGCGGTGATGACCGGCGTCTTGACCCTCAACGGCGATCCGCCGACCGGACAGCCCAACGCCGCGGCGACAAAAAACTATGTCGACAATGTCGGGGCGACCGCCAACAACGCGGTGCGCCGTGCCGGCGACACGATGACCGGCATCTTGACCCTCTACGTCGATCCGCCGACCGGGCAGCCGATGGCGGCGGCGACCAAGGGCTATGTCGACAATGTCGGGACGGTGGCCAACGCCGCGGTGCGCCGAGCCGGCGATACGATGACCGGTTTGCTCCTGCTCAGCGCCGACCCGACGGCAGTCTTAGGTGCGGTCACCAAGCAATACGCCGACGCGATCGGTACCACCGCGAGTGCCGCGGTCCGCCGTGCCGGCGACACGATGACCGGGCCCCTCGTGCTGAGCGCCGATCCGACGGCGGTGCTTGGTGCTGTGACCAAGCAATATGCCGACGCGATCTCGACCGTGGCCAATGCCGCGGTGCGCCGAAGCGGCGACACGATGACCGGGTTGCTGCTGTTGAGCGCCGACCCGACCGCGGTGTTGGGGGCGGTGACCAAGCAGTATGCCGACGCCATCATGGCGGTCGCCCAGAGCGGGGTCGATATTGCCGGCGATACGATGACCGGACCGCTGATCCTGTCGGGCGATCCGACGGTGGCACTCGGTGCGGCGACCCGGCAATTCGTCACCAACGGCTATCTGCCATTGGTCGGCGGGACGATTGCGGGGACGCCCGGCTCGCTGGTGATCGGCACTCCGCCGGCCGGGAGCCTCGGTGTCGGTACGCTCAACATGAGCGGCCTGCTGCGGGTCAACCTGAACACCGCGGTCCCCAATACCCCGCCCGCCAACACGATCCTCCATCTGACGCACCAGAATACGATCGGGCCGCGCGTGGTGCTCGACGGCTATGGCGCGCAAGGCAACCTGACGATCCGCCGGGCGAACGGCACCGCAGCCTCACCCACCGGGCTGATCGCGCAAGATCCGATCGGCCAGTTCGTCTTTATCGGCTACGGCGCCACCAGCTATTCGGTGGGTTTTCGGGCGGCTATCCAGGGGCGCGCGATCGAGACCTGGGATGATACCCACCAGGGGACCTATCTCAATTTTTTGATCACCCCGGCCGGCACCACCGCCAATGTGACGGCGATGACCTTGGGGCCGGGATTGCAGCTCGGCAGTCCGCCGCCGCCGGATGGCGATCTCGGGTCGGGCTCGATCGACATGAGCGGCCCGCTGCAGGTCAATTTCAATGCGGTGGCGGCGATACCGAACACCAACACGCCGCTGCACTTGAACGGCGCCGACAATTTGCCGACGCGGCTGACGATCGACCAGAATGGCGCCAACGGAAATCCGGCCGTGATCTTTCGCCGCAACTACGGCACCGGGGCCGCCCCGGCGCCGCCGGTCGCCGGCCAAAGCCTCGGCACGTTGAATTTCCTGGGCTGGGTCACCGGCGGGTTTACGCAAGTCGCCGCCGCGATCAACGGAAACACCAGCGAGAATTGGAGCCCGACGAACAACGGGACGCAGATCGTCTTTCAGACGACGCCCGCAGGTCAGACCTTCGCCGGCATAGCGACCCGGGTGGCGATCGGTCAGGGCCTGATCGTCGGGGCGCCACCCGACGGCGATCTCGGGCCCGGGACGTACAATGGATCGGGTTTGCTGGACGTCAACATGAACACCGTCGGCGCGCCGCCGCTTGCCACCGGCACCGGAATACGGCTAGTCGGCATCGACAGCACCTCGCCGCGCTATGTGGTGGATGCGTTTGCCGGGGCTGGTCAATTTCGCTTCCATCGCACCGATGGCAGTAATGCCTCGCCGTCCGGGGTGGTCAACGGTGATTCGCTTGGTGTCGTTGCCTGGTTCGGCTATGTCCCCGGCACCCCGGGGAGCCTGTCGGCCAGCCGAGTCATGGTCGGTGGTGTCGCGGCCGAAACCTACGGGGCGACGAACCAGGGCACCAACCTGCAATTTTCCACCACACCGCTCGGCGCCACCGCGCCGACGGTGGGAACCATGCTGCTCGACGGCGCCGGCAATCTGACGATCCTCGGCGCCACCGCGACCAAGCCTGGCGGCGGCAGCTGGGCGCTACCGAGCTCGCTCGCGGTCAAAAAGAACATCGAAAGCTATACCCGCGGGCTCGACGAGCTGCGTCAACTGCAGCCGATCTCGTTCGAGTACAACGGCGAGGGCGGCACCGTGGTCGACGGCAAGCGCTATGTCAGCCTGGCGGCCGAAGCGGTCGGGCCGCTGATGCCCGAGCTCGTCAGCGAAGATGTCATCCGCCGCTATCACGCCAGGGACCCGGACGGTGGCGAGCTCGAGGTGGCCGAGCATCGGACCATTTTGCTCGATCCGAGTGCCCTGACTTACACGTTGATCAACGGGGTGTGCGAGCTCGATCGCCGCCTGGCCGAACTCGAGGCGGCGGTGCGGGTTCTCTCGAGCAGCGGGGAGCGGCTCAATGGCACGTAAGATCGAATTGCGCACCACCACCATGCTGGTCAAAAACGATGCCGGCGGCCCGGTCGCGCTCAAGTGGGGCGACATGATGGTGACCATCCTGCGCACCGCACCGCAGGGCGGGGTCAATCTCGATCAGATGGTGCGCACGGTCGAGGCGATGCGGCCGATCACCAAGGCGATCGACGAGGAGGCCGATTGTGTGACCCTGACCGACGAGCAATACCGCACCCTGCGCGAGCGCCTCGATCAGCACAATTTCGGGATCTCCGATCCGGCGATCGTCGAGTTCGGTCTGGCGATCCGCAACGCTTCCGAGATCACCTGATGGCGGCCGCCGATGTGTTCCAAAAACCTCTAGGAAGGCCGCTGGTGAGCAAGTCGCGGCGGCGGGCAATCACGCGGGCGATCCAGCCGGCGTGTACGGGCGCCCCGGAAATCGGGTGCCACGTCGAAAATTTCGGCGAAGTCGTGTTTCACGTGAAACGGAGAGGAGGATCTGATGCAAACCGTCCGCTTTTTTGAGGATCGCAACGGCCCCGGTGGCAGCCGCCGGCTGATGGTCGGGATCGCCAGCTGCGACGAGGCCTGGGCGGTCGACGGCGGCCGCCGCGAGGCGGTCAAGGTGGCGACCACCGAGGATGCCCAGGATTATGCCGCGGCCTATGCCGCCTATTACGAGAGTTTCGCCGCGGCCGGCGCTCATGGCGAGGCGGTCACACCGGAGCATGCCGGGGTGACCGGCTCGCGCGATGGCTGAGGCCGAGGGCGACCGACTGCTGGCCGAGCTCGTCGAGGCGAGCCTCGGCGGCACCCGCTCGAGGCGCGCGCGGCTGGCGGTGACCGCCGACGAATATCTGCTCGTCCGCCAGCATCTGCTGGAGCGCGACGGGCGATTTTACGGCCGGGTGCGCAACGTCCCGCTGGTGGTCGCCGATGACGCGGCCAAGCCGCGATTTGTGATGGAGGCAGCTGATGCCTGACAGCCAAGCGAAGACCAAAGCCGGCAAACAGCGCTTTGTTTCGAAGGCGATGGGCGAGTTCAAGTCGGGCGAGATGAAGAGCTCGTCCGGGCAGCCGGTCAGCGACCCCAAGCAGGCGATCGCGATCGCGCTCAATCAAACCGGCCAGTCGAAGCCTAAACGCAACGGGAACGGCGGCCCGAAACGTAACGGGAATTCGGGAAAAGGCGGCTCCTCCAATGCGAATTCGCGGATCGCCGGGAGGCTGACCGACCGCCTGGCGGCGCACGACCGGTGAGCCGAACGGCGCGGGGTATCCTGGCCGAGGCGGTGCGCTGGTACGAGAACGCCGCCTTTGTCTTCAAGACCGCCGGCATGGAGCCGAAAGAGCCTCCGGCTTGGGTTGTCGCTGCCCGAAAAGTGGGGGTGCCAAATGACGATTGTAGCCTATCGCGAGGGAGTGCTGGCGACCGACAGCCAGGCGACCAATCATGACGGGGTGATCTCCGGCTCGGTGCGCAAGATCTGGGTGCGCATGGATGGTGCGCTGTGCAGTGCGGCCGGCGGCACCGGCGATATGGGCAGCTTTGCCGCCTGGTTTCTCGCGGACAGCAAAGAACAAGGGCGCTGGCGCGGACGCAGTAAAGAGCACGGGTTTTCCGGGATCATCGTCGAACCCGACGGTCAGGTCACCCTCTACGACATCGACGGGCAGCCCTATCGCATGGATGCGCCGTTTTATGCCCGCGGGGTCGGGTCGGAGCTGGCGATCGGTGCGATGGCGATGGGGGCGACGGCAGAGCAGGCGGTCGAGATCGCTTGCCGCTATTCGACCTATTGCGGCGGCCCGGTGCAGGTCGAGCGCCTGCCGCCGCAGGCCTGTCTCGATACCCGGCGCGGAGACAAGTGATGTCGCTGCAGACGATCTGCGTCAACGTCGCCCAGGACCTCGGTATCGACGAACCGACGCCGCCGATTTTTGGCTCGCGATTGCCGGCCGCCAAACGCCTGGTCGCACAAGCCCGCCGGGCGTTGCGGTCGCTCTCTTGGCGGGCGAGCTGGGCGAACCTCGTCATCGAGCACCAGTTCACCGCCAACGGCCAAAGCGACTATGCGTTGCCGGCGGATTTTCTGAAGGTGATCAACGATACGGTGTGGGAGCGCACGCGCTACTGGGCGATGCGTGGGGCATTGTCGCCACAGACCTGGCAGCGCTATCGCAGCTCGATCTATGGCCGGGCGACGATCTGGCGGCGCTGGCGGATTCGCGTGCCGTCCGGCGAGAATGTCGGCTCGCCGGCCATGTTCTCGATCGATCCGCTCGTCGCGGCGACTGACTTCACCTCGCAATTCGTCTTCGAATACCAGTCGAGCTATACCGTCCAGCACGCCGACGGGACGCTGTCGGCGGACTGGACGGCCGACACCGACACCTCGATCCTCAGCGAGTTCCTGATCGAGCTCGGGACCCGCTGGCGGATGCTGCGCCGGCTCGGGCTCGCTTATGACGACGAGCGCGACGAATACGAGCGCGAGGTCGACAAGGCGGTCGCGAGAAGCGGCGGGATGATGACGCTCAACCTGGTGCCGTTTCAGCGTGAGGATTTTATCGGCCAATATTCGCTCGGCGCCTTCCCGCCGGTCGGCACGCCGCCGGTGGCCGCGGGGCCGGCGATGATGCCGCCGCCGCCATTGCCACCCGACATTGCTCGGCTGATCGCACCGATGGAGCGCCCGGACTGGCTGCCGCCGCCCGACCTCAGCCGGCCGCCACCGATGCCGCCGCGGCCGCCGGTGCGGCTGGCACCGAGTGCGGCGGAGCTGTTGGCGCGCGCCCCGCCCCAGCCGGTGATCGCCGCACCGCAGGTGCGCCGTTTGCGCTGGCGGCACCAGGCAGCACTGACCCAGCCGATACCGGCACCGGTTACCGCGCCCTTGGCAGCACCAACCGTGCCGCTCGATCCCGAGCTCGCCGCACGCCAGCCCGGCACACCCTATCCGCCGGCCGATCTGGCGCGCCAGCTATGGTCGCCCGCACCACCGGCTCGCCGCGAATACCTGGATGGCGGTCCGGGTGATCCGTTGGCGCCAAAGCCGCCAGAGCCGCAATTGCCGCCGGGGACTTGAATTCATGGCGATGGGACAGCGCCAGGCCGCCTTGTTGCAGCAGGCCGCGAGCCCGGGGATCATCCAGCCGATCCCGGTGCCGGCACCGGTCAAGGGGTGGAACACCAGGGACCCATTCGAAAACATGGACCCGCAAGACGCGGTGACCATGGACAACATGCAGCCCGACTATGGCGGGGTGATCCCGCGCGAGGGCTCGCAGATCTATGACCAGCACGCCAGTGTGCCGTCGAGCCCGGTCACCAGTCTTCTGGTATGGCGCAGCGGCAACCAGACGCAATTGCTCGCCGCGGGTGCGGACCGGATCTGGCGGGTCGGGCAAACCGCCGATCTCGGCACCGGATTTGGCAGCGCCTGGTGGTCCGGCGTGATGTTCAACGGCAAGCTCTTTCTGGCCAATGGGCGCGACCCGCTGCAGGTCTATGACGGCACGACATTGGCGCCGGCCGCCTTTGCCGTCGATCCGAGCCCGCCGGCTGGTTCGGCGATCTATCCGCCCTTTAATCTGTCGACGATCGTCGGTCTGGCGGTCGCGCACAATCTCTTATTCATGTGGGACGGGCATTCGCCGGGGTTCTGGTACACCTCGGTGCCCTATGCGATCACCGGTGCGGTCATGCACTGGTTCCCGTTCGACATGGTGACCCCGGATGGCGCCAATCTGGTCGGGGTCCAGACCCTGACCTATGACGGCGGGCAGGGCATCATGAGCTATGCCTGCTTTTTTCTGTCGTCTGCCGAGATGCTGATCTACTCCGGCACGAACCCCGACATCCCGCTGTCGTCGAGCACCACCGGCTGGTCGTTGCAGGGGATCTATACGGTGGCGCAGCCGGCTTTTGGCGAGACCACATTGCCGCGGGCGATGTGTCGCTATGGCGGCGATGTCTACATGATCTCGAGCACCGACTATGTGAAACTGTCGCAGGTCATCGCCGGGCTAAAGGAGGGCGTCGTCCCGCCGCGCTCAAAGGCCTCGGGGGCTTGTCTGGCGGCGACCTCGCAAGGCCGGACCTTGGATGGCTGGCAGATCGTCTACTGGGGCGGCGGCCGGCGTCTCATCGTCAATGTGCCGTTGGTGGCGCCCGACCCGGCCTATCACAACGCGAACTTCGAGCAGCACGTCTACAACACGGGTTTGGATGCGTGGTGCCGCTATCGCGGGCTCAACGCCTATTGCTGGGCGACCTGGGACGATCAGATCTTCTTTGGTACGGTCGACGGCATCGTCAAGCAGTTCGGCACGGCGACCGGCGACGAGCAGCCCGACACGACCCAGTTCCCGGTCGACGCCTTCACATTGCAGGCCTGGGGATTGATGGGCACCGCGCACAACAAACAGGTCGCCGCGGTCAAGCCGGTGATCCGCTCGGCCGCGGCGGTCTACTACGAGTTTGGCATCGGCTTTGACTACAATGTCCCGGACACGCCGATCGCGGTGCAGCACTTTGGCTCGCGCACGCCGTGGAACACGACACCCTGGGGCACACCCTGGGAGCGGCCGACCGAAACCGACAGTCTGTGGTACGTCGCCGGCGGCGATGGTGCGGCGATCAGTATCGGCATGCATTTGCTGACCAATAACGAGGACACCTGGGTGTGGTCGCGGACCGACTACCGCGTCAATCAGTCGACCGCTTTGTAAGCCACCCTGATGCGCGGCCTGCCGACGAGGATTGTCGTCGGCTGGGATGCCGATGTCGCCGAATGGGTGCGCCAGCGGGTCAGGCCACCGGTGGAGACCTGGGGCCCGTGCTGGGCGATCGGTATTACCCGCGACGGCGTGGCGATTGCCGGCATCGTCTACAATCTCTACCGGCACCCGATGATCGAGGCCTCGATCGCCTCGACCGATCCCAGCTGGTGCTCGCGCCGCAATCTGGCGGCGATCTTTGCCTTCCCGTTTCGCCAGCTCGGCTGCACCCGCATGGGGGCGTCGACTGACGCCGAGAACTTCGAGGTCAGGGGATTCCTCGAGCGTCTCGGCTTTCGTGAAGAAGGTCTTCTGAAATCCGCATTCCCGGGGCGTCGCGATGCCGTGCTCTACGGCATGACGCCCGAGGAGTGCCGTTGGCTAAGGAGCCCGGGGGAATGTCCAAAGGTGGTGGCAGCGGCGGGGGAGGCGGCAGCACCCAGCCCGCAGTAAACCCGGCGGCGCTGGGACAAGCCCAGTCGCAAGCCAATATCACGACCGCGCAAAACCAGGCGCAGCTCAACAACATCAACACCTTTTCGCCGTTCGGCTCGTCGGTCTATACGCCGAGCATCGACCCGAACACCGGGCTGCCGTCCTCGTTCAAGGTCGATCAGAACCTCAGCGCGCCGCTGCAGCAGCTGTTCAACACCCAGACCGGGCTGACCCAGCAATTGGTCAACCAGGGCCTTGGTCAGCTATTGCCGCAGGGGATGAACCTGACCGGTCTGGCGATGGACCCGCTGCAGCGGGCCGCGACCATGACCGGAGGGCTGCCGACCGGGCTCGATCTCTCCAACGTCCAGCCGGTCGCCAATCTGACGCCGGGCGCGTTTCAGACCACTGTCGCGACCGGCGCGGGCGGCCAACCCCTGCCGGGGGTGCAGACCGCAGCCGGCACCGGCCAACCGGTGCAAACCTCGGTCTCCAGCAATTTCCCGACCCTGATCAAGCAAGCGCAAGACGCCGCCTACCAGCAGCAGACGCAATATCTTGACCCGACTTTTACGCAAGGCCGCCAGCAGCTGACCCAGCAGCTCGCCGATCAGGGTCTGCAGCCTGGCACCGAAGCCTACGACCGGGCGATGGGCGACTTTAATCGCCAGCAGCAGATGGCCTACCAGTCGGCCCAGACGTCCGCGGTGCAGGCCGGCAACGCCCAGGAACAGTCTCTCTTCGGCCAGTCGCTGGGCGCGGGCACCTTTGCCAACGCCGCGCAAGGGCAAATGTTTGGCCAGGCGCTGCAGGGCGGGCAATTCGCCAACCAGGCGCAGCAGCAGATGTTCGGCCAGGGTTTCAACCAGGCCAACCTCTACAACCAGGCGGTATTGGGCAGCGCCAATCAAAACCTGCAGGCGATGCAGGGCAACCTGGCGCGCTCGCAAGCGATGTTCGGCGCCCCGTTCACCGCGGCCAATGCGCAGCTCGGGATCGGCCAGGGGCTCTTTGGCGCCGGCATGGGAACCATCCCGACGGTCTCCGGGCTCACCGGGATCGCGCCGACCTGGCCGCTCTCGATCCCGACCATGGGTGGTCAGCAGACCGTCGTGCCGCCGACCAATCTGGCCGCCACCATGGGGGCCGCGACCGGAGCGAACCAAGCGGCTTACGGTCAGGGCCAGCAAAACCTCAGCAATATGCTGGGCTTCGCCAATACCGGTTCGCAATTGCTGACCGGGCAGGGCCTCGGCGGGCTGGGTGGCGCCAGCGGATTGTTTGGTTCGGGCGGGTTGCTCGGTAGCGTTTTTGGTGGCGGCAGCACAGGTTTCTCCGCCGCAGGGGACCCACTCATCGCCGAGAGCGCGCTCGGGTCAGATTTTAGCGGCGGTGCAGCCGGCGTGGGCGGTATTCTCGGCGGGATCGCGAGCCTCTTTTCCGATCGCCGGCTGAAGACCGATGTCGAACGCATCGGAACGGCCGACAATGATCTGCCGCTTTATATGTTTCGCTATCTCGGGGACCCCTCTCGCCGGGTCGGCGTGATGGCCGACGAGGTCGAGCAGGTGCACCCGGAGGCTGTCGGGGTCGACCCGAGCGGCTTCAAATTCGTCGATTATCGCAAAGCGTTAAAGTGAGGGATCGGGGATGGCGGGTCTGATCGATATTCTCTCGGGGGGCGCGCCGACCGCAGCCGACGAGACTACCGGGGCGATCGCCGGCTCATTGGCCAGCGATCCGTCACGGCTCGCCTACAGCTCGGGCCCGGTCGGCCAGGCATTGGGGCAGATCAGCGGGGGGGTCTACCAGGCCCAGGCGCGCGACGCCGCCCAGCGCATCGCCGATGCGCACGCCGCGGCGATGCCGTCGTTGCTCGGCGCCTACGCCAGCGACAATCCGTGGCAGGCGATCGCCAACGATCCAAATGCGCCGCCCTATGCCAAATGGATGATCGGTTCGCAGACGCCATTGCAGGTCGGGCAGACCAAGAACCAGCTCGCCAACGCCGGATTGACGCGGGCCGAGATCCCGGGGGTCGAGGCGGTCAGCAAGTTAAAGCAGGCCGGTGCCGCCGAATATGGCGCCGGGGGTCCTGGCGCCGGAGGTGCCGCGCCGCCGACTGGTGGCCTGGGCGGCGGGGTGGCGCCGGTGGCGGCTCCGCAGCAGCTCTCGCCCGAAGCGCAAGCCGCCCTGGCAATGCCACCCGGACCGGAGAAGCTGGCGGCACTCAAGGCGCTGCCGCCGGCCATGCAGACCCTCATTCGAGGACGGGCGCGCCGACCGGCTGGGGTAACAGCGCCCGGCGGGGCCCCAGCAGCCGCTCCTGCAGCAGCGACGCCGCCGGCATCCGTCCCCGCACCCAGTGGCGGGAACCCTGCGTTCGGCGGCGTTTCGATCTGAGCGAGGTAGAGCGTGCCTGAGGCAGCAACCAGCGACGACGTCCTCGATCAAATCGCCAGCGGCGCGATGACCGTCGCGCCGCCGGCGCAGGCGCACGCTTCGCTCGGCACCGTGATCCCCTATCAGCCAACGGACGACTTCACCGCGACGACCGGGATCACGCCCGATCAATACGACATCTTTCGCGGCTATTTGGCCAAGCGCGAAAGCCAGAGCTATGGCGAGCCGCCGCACGGCACCGGCAGTGCCACGACCCCGACGGTCAGCGGCCGCTATCAGATGGGGCCCGGCGAGATCACCGCCGCCTCGGCCCGGCTCGGTATCCCCAACCCGACGACCGACCAGTTCCTCGCCGACCCGGAATTGCAAGAGCGGCTATTCGAGAACTACACGCTCGACCACCACAACCAGCTGATGCACAACCCGCAGTATGCCAATGGCGACGCCAACACCCGGATGGCTTTGCTCGCCGGCGCTCATCTCGGCGGTCCCGGGGCGATTAGCGCGTGGCAGCGCGGACAAGACCGTTACGATCTGCTGCCGTCGGGGAAGCCCGGCACCCATGTCAGCAATTACATCAACGGCATGTATGGCGCACTGACCGGCGAGGCCGGTGGGGTCCAGCCGGGCGGGGTGCAGCTCGCCTCGGCGACCGGACCGGCGCCGCCGGGAGCGCCGCCGACGGCGGCTTCGTTTGGTGGCGCTGATCCGCTCGAGGCGATTGCCAGTGGGCAGGCCTATGTCGGCTTGCCGGCCGGGATGACGGCAGACAAGGCGTTGCCGTCGATGGTGACTTCGGATCCTGAGACGCTCGGCATTCCGAAGGGAGCCGCGCCGCTGCTCGACCAGCAGCAATTGATGCGGAAAGCCCAGGGGCTGGCTCTCGCCGGGATGAACGTGCAGCCGATCATGTCGCAGATCGATCAGCTGCAGAAGGGCTACCAGCTCTATCAAATGCCCGACGGCACCACCGATTGGAAGGTCCAGCCGGGCGGCCTCGCCGATCCCAAGCGCTCCGAATACAACACGCTTCTGGCCGCACACGCACAGGCCACCGGCGAGCTCGTCACCGTCCACATCAACACGCCCTATGGTCAGCAGGAACTGCAGGTTCCCAAGGATCAATATCTCGATTTACAGCACAAATTTCCGTCGCTGACCTTGGCTGGTGGCGCGCCCTTCCCGCAGGGAGCGACAGCGCCACCGCCGCCGACCGGAACGGTTCCGCCCGCGCCGGGCGCAACGGTTCCACCCGCACCAGGTATCGCACCGCTTGGTGCGCCGCCGGCCGCTCCTGGCGCGCCACCGGTTGCGCCGCCCGGTCCTGGTGTTGCGGGACCCGGACCTGGTGTTCCGGCACCCGGACCTGGTGTTCCGGCACCCGGACCTGGGGCGCCAAGCGCGCCGCCCGCAGATCCCTTCGCGCCGATCGTCGACCGCTCCGGGAACGAGGGTCCGGCGGTGATTTCGCCACCGGCGCCGGGCCCGGGGTTGCCGCAGGGTTATGTCGGGCAGCGCTCTCTGCCGCCGGGTGGTGAGGGCTTGGTCGAGGCGCAGATCGGCAGCGATCAAAAAAGCATCAACGATCTGCAGGCGCAGGCGAAGGACGCGCAGCGGTTGCAGTCGACCACACAATCGGTTCTCGGTCTGCTCGACGGGGTCACGACTGGCAAGCTCGGGCCGCTTGCCGGGACAATCTCGGGTTGGCTCAAGGGGCTCGGGATGAGCGACGAAGCGGCCCAGAATTTGACTGGGACCTCAGCCCCCAATCGCGACGTCCTGATCAAGTCGCTGTTACAGCAGGCAGCGGCACAGATGGCCGGGTCAGGGCAGGGGGTCGGTCTGTTCAATGAGTTTCTCAGCGCCTTGCCGTCGATCGAGACCTCGAAAGACGCGATCAAGATGTTCGAGAATACGGTCAATATGCAGGCGCAGCGGACGATCGACAATCGCAATCAGGCACAAGACTACTACAACAAATCGAGCCGTGATTACCTGTCGCAGAAGACAATCGGGTACAACCCGTTGACCGCGTTCCAGACTCAGTTCGATAAGGAAAACCCCGAGACGAATTATTATCGCGCGGCGCAAATAATGAGCAGCCCGAACTTTGCCAAGGAAGGGCACCAGACCGCTGCTGATACCGGCACCACCGACCAGGTCCTAAAGCTGATCCCGCGCGGGACTACATTTATCGACGCGAACGGCGTTGCGATGCGGCGCAACGCCAAGGGGGGCATTGAGCCGGCGCCCGCGCCGAAGCCTGGTTCCGGGCCTCAGGCTGCTTCTCCGCCTGGCTCGGCGCCTGGTCCCCCTCCTGCTCCGGGTCCTGCCGCGGCACCGCCCGCGCCGGCGTCCGGCGGACCGTTGGCCGCGCCCGGACTGCCGGGCTCTTCGGCGCCGGCCGGGCCGCCGGTGCCAGGCCTAACGCCGTCGACGATCCAGTCCCTCAGAGATTCGGGCATGACGGACGCCGATATCGCCCGCATCCAGGCCGCGCCGTCGAGTGTGCCGTCGTCGGGAACGACCCCGTCCGGCAGCCCCTATGCGACGGCGCCGATACCGCCGCCTCCGGGGGTCCCGCAAGGCTCGCGGGTGATCGGCACGCGTGGCGGCAAGCCGGTTTACCAAACCCCTGACGGCCGCCGTTTGATGGTGCAGTGATTATGCCGATTGTTGAACTGTCACCAGATGACCAGCTCGATACGCCGGGAGCCGCTCCGCCTCCGGCTACGCCCGCTCCTGCAGAGACGGCCGATCCCGGAATTGCCGCCTTGAGCCGGAGCGGGATACGGCCCGGTTATGGCCTCACCGACGCGGTGGCGCGCGGCTTGACTTTTGGGCTAAGCGATCCGGTCAGTGCAGCCGGTGCCGCGACCGCCGGCGGACTCCCCGGCCTCGGTGGCTGGTCCGAGCGCTATCAGCAAGCCTTGAGGCGCGAGCAGGACGCCGCCGCGCAATATCGAGCGGACTCGCCGATCCTCAGCCGAGCCGGGCCGCTGCTCGGCATGCTTGCAACCAGCGCGCCCGGTGCACTCAGCACGGCCGCGCGCGCCACGCCTAGCGTAGCGCGCCAAGTTGCTCAAGGCTTGACGTTTGGCGTTGGCACTGGGGCGGCCGAAGCGGTGCCGCAAGCGACCCAGGAACCGACCTGGGGAAGGGCCGCCACCGATGTCGGGTTGGGAGCCACTATCGGTGGCGCAGGAATGGGTGCGACAGCTCCGATCGGGGGCGTAGTGGGCGCCGGGATCCCGGCGGCGGTCAAGGCCGCGCCTCTGGCTATCGGCGGCGCGATTGGTGAGCATTTCTTCCCAGGCATGGAGGGGCTCATCGGGTCGTTGATCGGCAAAGAGATGCTGGGCCCGGTCGCCAGAGCGGCGACGCCGGCGGCTGAGGCGACCGGCCGATTTCTCCAAAGGTATCTGCCCGGTCCGGGTACACGCACCACGGCCGCGGTTCCGAGCTCGCTGATCCAATATCTGATGCCGGGGCAGCCAACCGGCGGGGTGCAGCCGGCGCAATAAAAAAAACCGGTTACGGCAGTACTCGCCCGAAGCTTCTTTTTTTGAGCACAATCTTAATGTCGCGTTCGTCGAGCTTGATCACATCACCGGCATAGGCGCGGGCCTCACGAATAAGCTCATCGAGCGTGAACGTAGCGCCCGGTTCAGTAGTCAGCGACAAGGCAGCAAGCTCAAGCAGTGTGACGATAACACCAAGGTCTTTGGAGGATTTGGGGACATTTCTGAGGAGGGTAGGCCGCCCCGCATCATAAGAAAGCTCTTGTCGTCCCACGTCAACGTCATACGCCATATCAGTCCTCCTCCAATGAGAGTGCCCCGACACTCTTGCGCCGCAACGGTGCTCAAGAAGGTCAGCGGCAGCCTCGTCCAGTTCCTTTAACCCTACCAGCCGAGAGAGCGGGCGCGTTCACAGATCACGAGCCCGGCAAGCGTCAGTTCGCGTGAGCTATTGGTCCAGGGTGTGACCAGCTTTTTGCGTTCAAGCGCGATCCCGGCATTCCCGCCGCTGATACCGTCGCCCCGCTTGATGCGGAACAATGTGGTCAGCTGCGCCTCGGTGATACCGACGTCCAGGGCGGCGACAATACTCTTGATCTTAAAGGTCATTGGATTTCCAGCGGTTTTCAGCAGTTTCAGACGAGGAGCAAGAGCAGGCCGTCGAGGATCAGCATCGCGGCGATTGAGAATGTGCCCCACGGTGGGAGCGCCGCTAGAAGCCGGAGGATCCATCCGCCGATCGTCGTCACGCCGCGGCTGAGAGCGAGCCATCTCACCAAGCGGAACAGGGCAGCCAGCAAGCGGGCCAGGGTCACCACCGAATAAAATAGGATGTAGCAGCCGCCGACGAGCGCCCCGATGGCGACCGCGATGATCAGCACCGGGACGATGAGGCCGGTAATGGTTGAAAACCCGCCACCGATTAGCGCAAAAGCGATCAGCGGGGTCCAGTCGCCCTGAGCGGCGCGGGCGCCGGCATAGACGCCGAGTGCGGTGTTGGCGACCTGCGAGCTGTCGAGGCCTTGATGATGGTGATGCTGATATTGGTCGTACATGAGATCCTCCGTGGGGTGGCGGGAGTTCCAGGCCGCCGTCGTGCCCTATATATCGGGCGTCTCGCCCGAGATTTCAAGAGGAACACCCCGGCCGGGCATACTGCCCGAGATTTCAGGTCTGAAAAACCCCTCCCGGTTCCTGGGGGGAATGAAACCGGGAGGGGCTCTACGCCGGCCGGGGGAGAGAAGGAGACCTCGGCCGGCGATCCTTATGAGAAGAGCCAGATCATGACGACGACGGCGCAAATCCCGACCGCGGTGACCACACCGGTGAACGGGCTGCCGTGGCCTCTTGCGTGGGTCATCCGAGGATCAACACGCCGCGGCGGTTGTCGATCGTGTACGTCCCTAGTTGCCGCAGGAAATCCTGGCCGAGGAGAGGCACCGAAGAAATCGTCGCGGTGAGACCGGAAACGGTGCGGCCGCCGACGGTGAGGCGGTCGAGCCTGACGGTTCCGACCTGTGACGCGTGGCCGTCGGCGTTGCTCATCGAAGCCATGCCGCGCCAATCAGCCTCGGTCAGCAGCCCCTGGTTCACCAGCTGCCGCGCCATCTCCTTGGTGATCTGCGTCGTGCCGGCGCCGGTATCGAGCATAAAGCGCGCGGGCAGACCATTGATCGAGGCGGTGAGCGCGTAGTGCTGGCCCATGACGTTGTCGAGCTTGACTTCGGTGGCGCCGTTCATCGGCGCGGCTGCCGGGGGCTCCCATCGTGGATTGGCATAGGCCGGGTTTTCGTAAGGCGGCGCCGGGGGTAGGTTTTCGTAAGACGCCGCCGGCAGGCCGCAGCTACTGACGATCTGCTGCGCCTGGGCGCGGGTGCCGGCGTCGTAACGCGGATTATTGAGAACCGCGAGCCATGACTGGCAGGCGGCGCTGTTGGGGGCGTAGGCGGGCTGAGGCGGATAGTAGGCTGGCGGCGGCTGGTTGGCGTTGGCGACGGCGGCCCCAGCGATGATGCCGCCGATGATGCCGAGAGCGAGCCCGACACCGTTGCCGCGAGCCGCGGCGGGAACGGGCGCCAGGGCGACGGCGCCGACAAGCGCGATCGCGGTCAAGGTCTTGAACATTGAAAGTCTCCGTGGAGTTTAAAGGCGCTTCCAGGCGCCGGGATTTATTGGCAGGACGAGAAGCCGCCACCCAGGCTAGTGCAGGTAAAGCTGTGGCCGTGCTCGTCATTGCACGAGCTCATGCCGCCACCGAGATCCATGCAGGTGGTCGTGTTGCTGCGGCCGGCGCTGTTGCTGCTGTTGCAGGTCCCAAAGCCGCCCCAGTCCTGACAGGTGGCGGTGCCGCCGCGATCGCTGGTCCACGAGCTCATACCGCCGCCGAGATCCATGCCGGTCCAATTGGTCTGGGCGTCAGCGGGAGCCGCTAGGGTGACGGCGAGGACGAGGGTGGCGGCTGTGGTTAGGGTCTTGAACATTGGTGGGTTCTCCGTGGGTTAGGGCCAGGTGGAGACCTGGCCGGTCGGGCTGCGCAGAAAGATCTGCGCGCGAGGAAAGAGCCGGCGCGCCTCGGTGGCGAGCTCGCGGGCGTCGACGCGGCCGATTTGAGCGGCAAACAGCAGCCGCTTACCGTCGGCGGTGAAGATCGAGATGCCCCATTTCATGATGGCCGGCTCCGTGGAAAATGGCGGCGTTTCCAGACGTCGCCGCCCATATATCGGGCAGCCTGCCCGAACTTCAAGGGGTGTTAACATCGGTTAACTGTCACAAAAGCCGGATCTTCTGTCCCCATCGTATGACCGATGCCCGAAAAAACGGTTGCTATGTGTCGAAAAGTAGACATAATCCCGGCCGCCCATGATCGGGCGTAACCAGAGAGGTACATTGCGATGAGTTTGAAGAAAGCCGCCCAGGTCGGGCTGCTGCTCGGAACGGCGCTCGCTGTGGCGGGACCGGTCTCGGCGCAGGTCCGGCCGCTGCAATTGGGCGACGCCACCGAGGCGGGGAGCGTCATCGTCTTCCCGAAGTTCATCAACGGGACTGTCAGCCTGCCGGAAGGCACGGTGGCGCCGATCACCGAGCTCAACGTTGGCGTCGTCTGTCCAAAGGGCGTGACCTGCGCGGAGCATCAACCGGTCAAGATCCGGTTTCACTGGGTCTGCGGCACCACCGAAGCGAATGAAGCCGGGAGTTTTATTTGCCCGGAAGTCAACTTCGACGTGACCGCTACGGTGTGGGAGAAGATCGTCCTCGTCCCCGGGGGCAACTTCCCCAACATCTCGACCAAGGCCGTCCCACCGGCGCCTTGTCCGGCCGGGTATTTGATCGGCTGGGTGATCACCCCGTCGAGCGACACGCCGATCAAGTTCGACGCGCTGGTCGGCGACGCCGATCTGCGGCCGGGCACGGTCGTCGACGGAGCAGGGGCACCCAATCCCTTTGCCGGCAGCCCGCAGTCGTTTGCCAGCTATCAGGCGCTGCCGATCCAGGCCGACCCGGCGCTCCCGAGCGGCGCACCGGTGCAGACCAACTTGAACGGCGCCTTGCTGTTTGATGGTGCCGCAGGCCATTACCAGGCGGTTACCGGTCAGGTGATGGGCGATGTCAGGTACACCAACCTGACGACCGGCCCGACCTTCGCCCTGGGCGCGCTGACCCTCTTGACCTTGGACGTCAAGTCGAACCGGCCGAACAACGCGGTCTTTGTCGACCTCGACTTCTTTGGCGGCAACCCCAGCCTGATCGGCAACGAGAACCCATTGTCGACCTCGACGGAGTTCATCTGTTGGGGCGAATTCCCGCTGTCGACGTTGGCGGGCGGGGACCTGACGACGGCGCTGATGGGCCGCAAGGGCGTCTTTCTCTCCGGCCAGGCGACCAAGGTGGGTCTTTTTGGTATCCAGGACGAGACCGGACCGACCTCGTTGATCGGCCTGGTCGAGACCTTTGAGGGTGGTGTGTTCCCGCCGGTGGGTCCGTGGCCACGGGTGTCGTTCAGCGGCTTGTTCAATTCGAGCGTGCCGTCGCCAACCCACTTCTTGCCGAGTCACTAACAACAGGGTACTTCCGACGACCGAGGGGCGGCCTCTAGGGGCTGCCCCTCCTTCTCTCTTCCCGCAGACCTTTAGAGGAGACCGACATGTCGAAAACACTTCTCGCCGCAGCCGCCCTGACGCTGGCGGCCGTCGCGGCCGCCCTCTCTGGCTCAGCCCAGGCCGGCGTGCTGAATTGCGAGATCACCATCGACGGCGCGCAGGTCGCGACGTGCGCCACTTCGAGCACCGGCTCGCTGTCGTTTTCGAGCAACCTGGTGTCGCCGCTGTTCTCGTCAATTTCGCTAACCGCCGATGGGCCGCCTGTTCTGCCAAATCCCGATCTGAGTACCGTCACCCTCGACGTCTCGTCGTCGGCTGGCTTTTCGGGCACACATGTTCTGGGTGTCGATATTTTCCAAACCGGGGTTAGTGCGCCGGCCGGCACCACGCTGGAGAGCACGGCAACGATCAACGGGCTGATCAACCTGCCGGGGCCGACCACGCTCTCGGACGCCTTCAACGGCACCGCCTCGACATTGGGCACCACCCTGCGAAGCTCGACCTTCGCTTCCACGTTTACCGGAGCGGTCGGGCCTTTCTTCGACGTCCTGAGCGTGCCGCTGACCGCCGATGCGGAGCAGTACCTGATCACCTTTACGGCGCCGAACCAGAGCGCGAACGACACGATCCAGCTCCAGGGCGTCATTCCAAGCGTGGGCGAGCCGTCCACGCTGGCCTTGCTCGGCAGCGCGCTGATCGGCTTGGGTTTGTGGCACCGGCGCCGCTCGGGCCTAAGCTGACAAACCGATTACTTTGTTCGCGCGGCGGGGCGGCCTTGGGGCCGCCCCTTCTCTTTTCGGGTTGTTTGTCTCGACAGCAGCGCCAACCATTCGAGCAGGTCATGATTGAGCTGGGGTTCGTTCCAGTCTGGCTCGGGCAGCTGGTCGATGATTTTCTCGGGAACCGACAGAAATGTGTAGGCATTGTTGACGAAGGCGATCATCAGCTCGCGCATGTCGCCTTCGTCGATCTTGTGCCCCATGTTGCCGTGGAACGGCTCCAGAAGGTCGCGAAAGCAGTAGCAAACGAGACGCCGTGCCACCATGTGGGCGCGCGCCACCCGGTCGCGATCGTTCATCATTGGTCCATCCCTCAGAGTGCGAAGTTAGCCAGACAGACCACACCCCAGATCAGCGCCGCGAGCCCCAGGGAGGCCACCACGAGCAGGCTGATCTCCTGGGCAGGGTTCAATGGGCGCGGCATCTCAGTGCTTCGGCGCATCGTCGGGGAGCCCATCGAGCACCGCCTTCTCGACGTGGTCTTTGAACTCCTCGATCCGCTCCTCCTCATCCTCGGCCGCGATCATGCCCATCTCCCATGCCGCGGCGTGCGTCGCCTCCAGGATGGAGCAAATCGCGTACTGCACCAGCTCGTCGCCGTCGCCCCACTGAAACCGCCAGGACAATTCCTCGGCGAGAAAGTCGGTCAGGAGCTGGATACGCAGGCGGCGATCGGTGAGCGGCTTTAGGGCCGCTTCCAGGGCGAGGTAGCCGCGCCGCTTGCGTTCCTGTTTGGTGATCCGTGGCATTGAGGGGGGGGGTCCTTTCCAGAGGGCTAATCGCGGTCGAAGCGGCCCCGCAGGTCGAAGAGCTCGATCAGGCGCTCGACCTCGCCGCGGGTGATATTGACGGTCCACACGCCGTCGACACCGGTGAGCTCGAATTGGGCGCCGGAGTTGTGGCGCTTTAGGGTGGCGTTGCTGTCCGACACGATGAAGCCGGCCGGGCTGTTATATTTGGTTCGCCAGATTTCCATTGGGTGCTCCCTTCACGGGTTCTTTCGTTTGGCGCGTTGCCGGGCGACCCATTGCAATCGCCGGCCTTCTTCTTCTGCGGCTTTCCGGGCGGCCTTTTCGGCGGCGGCCGCGGCCATTGCCGCCTTGTGCAGCCGGGTTTTCTCGGCGAGCTCGGCGGCGCGCCGATTGGCTTCTTCGATGCCCTCGAGCCGAGCCTGCTCGAGAGCGGCGGTGTGGTCTTGGGCTGGCGAGGGCGGTTTTGACCGCTTGCGGGCGAGCCGATCGGCCGTTCTGGCCTCCTTGGCGGCCATCGCTTCGCGCTGGCGCTTTTGCCGTTTGCGCGCGGCCATGTTGTAATGCTGGGTGCACAGGCGGTCGCGATCCCAGTAGCGATCGATGGTTCGGCTGCAGCGTGTGCCGCGCAAGGTGCGAGCTTTGCAGCGGCCCAAGCCTGGGTATTTTGGCGGCGGGTCACGTATCGGGAAGCCCGCTAGGTCTCGCTCCAAGATTCCGCGCGCCATAGTCAGCTTGATCGGCAGAAGACGCGGATCGGGATCGGCGAGGAGCTCGGCCTGCTCCATGGCGGTCATCTCGACCAGTGCCAGCCCGCCAGCGGCCACCTGAAATTTGAGGGCTGTCTTGCAGTAGACGCACACGCTGATGTCGCCGGGCTTGGGCTGCGGGGCAGGGCCGCTGCCTTCGTCGTAGACGCTAACCCCGCTCAGCACCGTCCCGCAGCGCGGGCAGCGGGGTGCCGGATCTAGTTTGCGTGGTTCCCTCACAAGTCGCGGGTCCCCACGATCGCGGTTTCTGGCCCGACCCGTTCAACCGGCATCAGAGGATCCCACGCAACAGCGCGCCGATAAAAACGCCGAGCAGAAAGATCGCCGAACCGTGCAATGCCATCATCCGGGTCGTGTAGGGCGGCGGCATGTCGCGCAGCTCGTCGATGCGGCGCTCGAGCCTCTTGAGCAAGAGCTCGAAGCGATCGTCGTTCATCGTGGGCGCAGCGGCCGCGGCCGTTTGGCGTTCTCGCCGTCTTCGCACCACTTTTGCAGGATGTAGCCGATGGTTGCCGCGCGCGACGGCGAGATCGGTTGCGCCAGACGCCATTCGTCGATCTTGTCGATGATCTCCTGGTCGACGCGGATGTCGAGATGTCCAGCCTTCATGTGGCCTGTCCTCTTAACGGGTGTCCGTCCGTGATATCGGGCATCTCTTCCAAGTTTTCAAGGAGAAGGCGCTAATGGGCTGGCAAAGCGGGACCTTTCACCGGCTCTATTCGTGGAACTCGGACGCCAACGCCGGGCTCGACATCCTGGCGCCGCGGATGGACTCGGATACCGACGACATCGCCAACGGGATCTCGAACTGTATCGCGCGCGACGGGCAGAATGTGCCGCTCGCCAATCTGTCGATGGGCGGGTTCAAGCACACCGGCGTGGCACAGGCGTCGAACCCGACCGACTATGCTCGGTTCGACCAGGTGCTGCTGAACACCGGCAATCAAACGATCAACGGCAATCTGACGACCACCGGTACCCTGACGGTCACCGGCGGCACCACGCTCAGCGGCGCAGCCAGTCTCAACGGTGGTGCGAACATAACCGGCGGGGCGACGATCGACGCGCTGGCCGTCAGCGGAAACACCACACTGAATGGTGCTGCCACGCTCCATGGCGGTGCGACGATCAGCGGCGGGGCGACGATCGATCAGCTTTCCGTGACCGGCCCTGCCGGTGTCGGCGGTAATCTCAATGTCAACGGTGCCGCCTCTGTGGTCGGCGGCCTGACCAGCGGCGGCCTGGTCGTCAACGGCGGGAGCTCGCTCACCGGTATGGCCACGCTCAGCGGCGGCGCGAACATCACCGGCGGGACGACGACCGATCAGCTTTCCGTGACCGGCCCTGCCAGTATCGGCGGTAATCTCAATGTCAACGGTGCCGCCTCTGTGGTCGGCGGTCTGACCAGCGGCGGTCTGACCGTCAACGGCGGAGCCACGGTCAACGGGCCGCTGGTCGGGGCGGTCGACCGCATCATTTCGGTAGGCACCAACGCGCCCAGCCTGGCGGTGTACAACAGCACCGCCGGGGCGGGGTCTTGCCTGTGGATCGGCACCGGCGGTCTCAATTTTGGCCTGGCTGACAGCACCGGCACCCCGACGACGGCATGGGGCTATTTCGACGCCAGCGGCAACTTCAATCTCGACTTTGGCCTAAACGTCACCGGTTACGCGAGCCTGAACGGTGGCTTGCGGGTCCAGAATGGCGACCTCAACGTCTACGGCAACGCCTACAAGCCCGGCGGTGGCGCATGGGGCGACACGGCTTCCGATGTGCGGCTCAAGCAGAACATCACGGATTACTCGGCGGGGCTCTCCGCGATCCGCCGGCTGCGTCCGGTGTCGTACCAATTCAACGGGCTCGGAGACACGACCGCCGATGGGAAAACCTATTACGGACTGGTGGCGCAGGATGTTGTCGACATCATGCCGGAAATGGTCAGCCAGAGGCTGACCGAACGCCGCGGCGAGCCGGTCTCGTCTTACTACTACACGCTGGATGCCACGCCGCTGCTCTACGCCCTGGTGAACGGGTTAAAAGAGGTGGTCGAGCGCCTCGAGGCGCTGGAAATTCGCACATAAGGAGGAGAGATGGCCAAGGGTCGACAGCATCCTGAGCGCAACGAACGGCTCGAGGAAGACCGCCGCCACGAGGAGGAGCGCGAGGAACGCGAAGATCACGAGCGGGAGCGCGCGGTGCAGCAGCAGGAAGGAGGCCAGGCAGAGGCGAGCGAGCGCCTCGAAGAGCAGACCATGCGGGCGGGCGAGCCGACACCGGTGCCGGCTGAAGTTCACGAGGGCGAGCCGGCGTTGCGGCCAGGCTCGGAGCGGGGTGAATTCCGGCCACTGATACCGCTGGCTCCATCGCCGGCAGAGCTGGCGATGTCCGAGGAGCCGCCGATCGCCGTCTCGCCGGACAACGAGCCCTTGATATTGCCGCCGGTGCCGGCGCCGGTGCCGGCCGACAAGCCGCTCGAGCCGGCTCCCTGACCGGGCTGCCTCCGGGGATCGTCGATAAGCTTTTCGGTTGGGTCGACAAGCCGTGGAAGATTGCCGCGGCGGTGATCCTCGGGCTGACGGCGATCGCCGGCATCACCTTGTGGGAATACCGCGCCTCGGTTGCCGAGGCGATACTGGAGAACTGGGTCAAGCCAGCTTTGCACCCGGCTGCCTTTCCCAAGATTGCGGCCAAACTGATGGCCGACACCGGGGCTGAGATCGTGGTCCTCGCCGAAGTCGCGATCCGCTCGAACGTGATCAAGAACATCGACGGATTGCGGCGCAATCAGCCGGGCTGGGAGCCGGCACTCAACCCGCGGCCGCTCTATGCTTCGATGCGCGATCCGGCCCGCTATGCGGCCTTTATCGAGGGCCGACCGGTGTGTCACGACATCGACTCGAATGCTGGCGAAGAGGAGCGGGCGGAGGCGGTGCTGGGGATCAAGCGGCGGTGTTATGTCGCTGTGCCGCCGGTGCTCGACGCATTGGTCGGGATACTCGCGATCGGCTGGACTTCGCGGCCTTCGGACGAGGCCGAAGCCGGAGCGAAGGGCCTGCTCTACACCGCCGCGACGCAACTGGCGTCGTGGTGAGCTCGCGACATGCCGAAAATCGTCATCCAAAAGAGGACCGAGAGCACCACAGCGATTATAAAGCCTTCGGCCGCACCTAGTGGGGCCGACTACCTCCCTGACTGGGGGATCGCCTTCGGCGGTCCCTCATTTTTTTTGCCCGCGGTAGCCGATCTGTGCGCGCCGCTCACCGACTCGGCCGCGGATCAATGAGGCGCTGGCCCCGGCGTCGCGGCCCGCTTCCGACGTGCCGGGGCCGCCAATCAGTTGTTCATGAAAGATTTCGTTGTGTGCCTCAAACCAGAGCTTGGCCTGACGGCTGGCCTCGACGATTGCCGGAGTGCCGTGCAGTAGAGTGCTAATCTTGCCGGCGAGCGCTTTGGCATAGGCAAAAGAAAACGCCCAGAGATTGTCAGAGCCTTGGGGGCTGTTCTTGTACTCAAGCCAGGCCTTAATTCGCTGATTATTGATCTCACCGATCATGTAGCGCCAAGCTTCGACGTCGGCGACGGTGCCGGCTACTCTGATGAGGATGAATTCGCCTTGCCAATACGCTTCGCAGCCGCACAGACGCGCAAGCGCTTGGGCGATAATGTATTCCCACTGCGCACCTTTGGCCCAGGGGATGTGTTCTTCGATCTCAAACCGGGTGCGGCCCTTGCTGCCTTCAGTCAGGTCGACATTGAATTTGGTGCGCAATTCCTCAGCCATCGCCCGCGCTGTCGCCGCCTCCTCGGCAAAGCGCGTGCTGCCTGCGACAGCCAGCAGTTTGAGGATCTTGTCGATCAGCTTTTGACGTTCTGGATCCATCGCTTGGAACCGGCCCATCCGGGCTAAATGTCCAGCTTGGGGAAGGGTTCGGGTTTTTGCCCCTGGTTGACCCAGCGCAGCTGGCTAACCTCGCGGCCGGCGACGATCAAATTGGCGGCTTTAAAGGTCAGCGCGATCGACATGACCGGGTCTTTGATCTTCTTCGCCTTGCTCTCCAGAAAATAGGCGCGCAACTGGAAGAAGGGGTGAGTGACGGCGAGCGCGCCCGGGTCGATCATCGCCCCGATAAAGGTTTCGGCGATGTGCGGATTCACGGTCGACATCACGTAATAGGCAAAGCCGGTGAGCGCCGGGTTGGCGACGAGCCGCGCCTTCATCGCCGCGTTCACCGCACGCTCGATGCCGGGATGCTCGCCATAGGCGATCTGGATGTCGGAATTCTCGATGCGGTTGGCCGGCATCCGATGGGCTTCGATGACCCCGCGCTCGTACCGCAGGAGCCAACCCAGTGCGCCTGCGATCTGGTTGCGATAGGCCCGCTGACCACTCAGCGCGATGGTGTCGCCGCCGCTGCGCAGCCGGCGCACGGTGTCGATCGTGGCAAAAGCCTCGGGCTCGATGCCGTAGACGATCACCGTGTCAACCGCGATGTTGGCTTCGATGATCGCCCACAGCCGATGCTGACCGTCGAGCACGTCGCCGGTGGTCGAGATCTTGATCGTGTCGCCGTTGTAGCGCCAATGGCCGCCGATGATCTGGCGGGCGATGCGTTGGGTATGCTGATCGCTGAGCGGCCGGTTGAGCATGTTGCGCTCAAGGAGCTCGGTCGCCCGTTGCGGGGTCAATGTGATCTTCTGCGGCAGATTGGCGATTACGGCATCGGCGATGGTGCGCGCCTCCTTCTTCGACAACGTGCTGTCGGCGGTGACGGTCGGAGCGACCACCTTTAGACTGGGTCGTTTCGTTGTGGTTCGACGAAACGCGGTCGAGATCTTAGGCTCGGGGGGCTTTCTGCCGGGATCGCCCGGCGGATGTCCGCGTGTATTCATGGCTATTTCTCCGTGTTGTGAGTTGGCCGGGTCCAGAGTTCAATCAGTTCACCCAGGCGCTCGTGGGCGCGCAGCAGTTTCCGGTCGACCAAACCGGATCTGTCAAAGCGACGAGCGATGTCGACGACATCCTCCGTGCGCGGCAGGTCGGCCGCCTCCAGCGCCTGACATAATTGGCGCCAGACCATGCCCTTGAGACGCTGGGTTCGAATGCGGCTAGGAAAATCGCCGCGTTCCTCCATCGGGATTTGGGCTAGCCGACGGCGTTGTGCCGGGCTCAGGCCCAGGCGAATTTGGCGCGCGAGATTTGAGATCCCGGCCCCGGGTTCATGATCGCCCTGTTCGATGGCGCGGATTTCGGCGGCGGTGCCGTGCTTGAGAACAATCCTGGCGCTATAGCCTAGTGCGGTCGAGACGCCCACGATCCGGGTGGCTTCGACCATCGTGATAGTCGTTCTCATTTTCTAGCCTGATGACGAGGTGGATGTTTGTAGAAAATCGGCGACGCGAGCGGCGATCATCGCCCGCTGACTTTCGCGCAGCCCGCGCAGCTCGCGCTCAAGGGCCACCCGCTCATCATCGTCCGCATTACCGAGAATGATCTCGCGCAGCCGCTCGGCGAGCGTTGCGCAATCGAGCGGCGGCCGCAGCGCGACGACATTTCGCGAACGCATCGCCTTGCGCAGCGCGCGTCGTTTGAGGTTTATGTCTTCAGGCATGGGTGCTCCGTTGCTAGTGTCCCCAAAGGGGTTCGAACCCTTGTTTTCGCCGTGAAAGAGCGATGTCCTGGGCCGCTAGACGATGGGGACGAGATCATGGCTAAGGCCAAAGACGAGAACGGGAAGGTCCCGGACGAGCTCTTCCGCCGGGTGTGGGGTCCGGTGCTCAATATCGACAACTGGGATGAGTGGGTGTTGGCGCCGGGAGCGCTGAACTTCACCGACGCCGAGACATGGGCGAAGAACCGCGGTAGCCCGGAGGCCGTTCCGCTGAGCAGCGGGCAGACCTTGGTGCGGCTGCGGCGCTGATCGGCCCATTGCCAAAGGTCCTCCGGCGGGTCGCTGGGCATTTATTTGGCCTCGCGCGGCCGCCTCCGGCGGCGATGGGAGAGGAACTCCTCGGCCTCGGGTGGGTCAGGCTGCGGCGCCTCGTGGGCCGCCAGGCGGGCTGCCAGGGCCCCTAGCGGCTCGGTCCCGAGCTCCTTGGCGAGCCGGTCGAGGCGCTGGGCCATACGAATCAGCCCATAGTCGATCTTGAAGGGGTCGGCCTTGGGCGGATGAAAGGTCTTCGAGAGTTCCTCGAGAGACTCGGCCAGCCGCAGCAGCGCGTAGGCGAGCGCAAAGCCGGCGCCGTCCTCGTCAAGCGACCGATCGCGAAAATAGGTCAGGAGTTCGGTCATCGTGCTGCAGCTGCCGTGGCTTGGCGGGTTGGCGTGGCACTGGAGGCGGATAGATGTCCGGGCGTAGCAAGTGCCGCTTGCAGGTCACCGGGAACATCTTCTCGATCGTCAGCACATGATGAACCGGTACGCGCTTCCACAGGCAGGGTGCATTACCGGAGAGGCCGAGGCGGCGTCCGAGCTCGGCGAGGTTGCCGATCGCCGCCACGACGGCCCTGAGACCTGGGTCCTCTCGTTCCTGTCGTACGGACATTCATCCCGTTCCTTCTGCAATTTGCCCGCTGTTCGGGCACGATAAGCCGGGATAAGTCTGGGGACAAAATTGCCGCTTGACAACCGATATGTTGCCGGCGTGTGCTGATTGTGCGCCTATCGCCGGCTTGGGTGGGGGAGAACCAATGTCAGAACGCATCAAATTGCCGCCGCGACGACCGATCGTCACGGCCCGGTTGGCTGATCCGCTGACCGGGCACTGGCACCTGACCACGGGTTTTGGCCTGGATGGAAAGGTGCGCGAGATCTTTCTCGACCATGCTGGCCATGCCGGCGAGCCCTTCGACGCGCTGATTCATGATGCCTGCATCATCTTTAGCCGCGACGCATTGCAGCGCGGCTGTACCGCCGCGGAGCTCGCCCGCAATCTCAGTGAACGGCCACCGTCGCTGTTTGCCCAGGCGTTTACGGTCGCCGCGGCTCTCGAGGCCGATTTTGGACCGAAACTTCTACACGGAGGAAGTGATGCAGCTTGCGACAGTTAAGTTTTACGGTGACGAGATCCTGGCGATGCGCGACGACATCGGCAGGCCCGTTGTTCCGATGAGGCCCATCTGTAAAAATCTCGGTCTTAGTTGGGGGAGCCAATACAATCGGATCAATCGCGACGATTTTTTATCGACCTGCGTCGTCAAAATGAAGGCGCAGATCGATGGTCAGTCTCGGGTAATTGTCTGTTTGCTGTTCGAGGCGCTCGCTCTTTGGCTTGTGACGGTCTCTAGCGGCAGTGTCAAAGAGGAGCTGCGGCCTCAGCTCAAGCTCTACAAAGCCGAAGTTGCGACGGTGCTGGCCAGACACTTTCACTTAGTGCCCCCGGACGAACCAACGCAGCTGCAGCGTCGGCTGACCATCGGCGATGATTTGGCCCGTGTTGCCGCGATCCTCGCGGTTGTGCGCGAGGCGCGGATGACCATCGGGCGCACGGTCGCGATCCAAATCTGGCGCCAGCATCTCGAACTGCCAACCTCGCCGGCTTTTGAGCAGATGATGCGCGTAATGGGGAATGTTGGTCCGCTTTTCGACCTACCAGCCGAGGAGGAGGACATCCATGGCTAGAGGAAGCACACGAGGATCGACCCCGCCATCACGCGTCGGCGGGGTGCGTACCTACCAGCTGTCGACCACCTATGGGCGCTCCAGGGCGCAAGGAGCCTCTCGTTTCAGCCGGCCGTCGGCAAAGCTGTTGCGTGCCGGGCGCGCTGTGGGTCATCCGCGGCCGGACGGGAAACCAGAGCCAAGCGATAAGTGAATGTCGACCCGGGGGACCGGGTCCGGCACGCATCAGCATACACTGGTCCTCGGACTCGAGGATCAGCAGCGGATCAAAGAGCTGATCGCGCGAGCGGCTGCCCGGCCGCTGACCCGTGAGACTGTGATGAGCCAGATCATGATCCGCCGTCGGGCGGGGCGTGTGGCGCTCGATCCTACCCGCTGCGTGATGGTGCCCGAGGGCTACCTCGTCGCGTTCTGGCTCGAAGACGCGCCCGAATGCGGTCTTGCCCGCCATCTGGCGGTCAGCTGCGGCACCGGGCTGCCCAACCATTCGGCGCTGCTCATGCTGCTGCGCGAATTCGGGTTTGTCGGAAGGCTCTCCGAGCAATGGAATTTGGCCTGGCTCGAACCGGTCAGCGGGCGCGGTCGCGCGGTGCATCTGATCGAGCCGGTCGGGGTGGGCGAATTCGGCGCGACGATCAACCCGGATGAGATCGTCCCGCCGTCTCCCGACGAGATCGAGGAGGACGACGCGGAGTGAAACGACGCGGGAACGAACGGCAGGATAAAGCGCTCGCCCTGCGCCAGGCCGGGCTCGATTTCTCCTCGATCGCGGCAAAGATCGAACGCCTCGACGGGGATGGCTGCATTTCCGTGAGGATGGCGCAAACCCTGGTCCGCAAGGCGTCGGATCGTGCTCGCCTCCCGCCGAGCTCAAGGAGGGAGGAAAACCCGCTATGAAGGGCGAGGCCTCCGAGCTCGCGCGCCATCTCGGCGAGCGGATCGATGCATTGGTGCGCGATTTGCTGCCTCGAGGCAGGCGGAACGGCATTTGGTGGCGGGTCGGCTCGCTTGCCGGCGAAGAGGGTCAGTCGCTCGCCGTCACCCTCTCCGGGCATCGCCGCGGCCGCTGGACCGATTGGGAGGCCGACCAGGGCGGCGATGCGCTCGACCTGGTCGCGCAGATCGAGTGCAACGGCGACAAGATCGCGGCGATGGACTGGGCCCGTGATTGGCTCGGGCTCCCGGCCTTTGATCCGAGCAAACCGCTGGCCGAACGCAAACCACGGCGGCCGGTGCCGACGGCGACCGATGGCCGGGCCGAGGCCGAGCGGCTGCTTAAACGCAACCGCAATCGTGCGTCGGAGATCTTCCTCAGCGCCAACCCGGTCGAGCGCGATGATCAGGTGTGGCGTTATTTCGCCGGCCGCTCGATTGATCTTGGCCGGCTGCCGCAGCTGCCGCGCGCGCTGCGGTGTCATCCCAAGCTGTGGAACGAGGAGTCGCAACGCGCCTGGCCGGCGCTGGTGGCGATGATCACCGATGTCGAGGGGCGCAACTGCGCGGTGCATCGCACCTGGCTCGAGGAGCGCAATCTCGCGTTTGAAGATGCGCCGATGGTCGGCAAGGCGCCGCTCGAGAATCCAAAGCTAAGCCTCGGCTCGTTTCGTGGTGGCTACATCCGGCTGTGGCGCGGTGCCGAGGGGCGCAGCTGGAAGTCATTGCGCCCGGGCGAGCCGCTACTGATCGGCGAAGGACTCGAGGACGTGCTGAGCTATCTGCAGTTCGATCCCGAGCCACGCGCCGCGTGTGCAGTGTCGCTCAGTTTTATGGCGGCGATGGAATTGCCGCCGGAATTCACCGAGATCCGCATTCTGGCCCAGCGCGATCCTCGGCTGACACCAAAAGGTCAGAAGATCACCGACGGGCGCACCGTGCATCTCTCACCGGCGCGCAAGCTATTGACGCGGGTGATCAGGCGATTTGAGGGCGAAGGCCGTAAAGTAAAACTCTGGACACCGCCAGTTTTCGCCAAAGACATCAACGAGTACGTGCAACTAATAGCTCGGGAGGGGGTTGTGTATGAGCGATGAGCATGCGGCTGTCAGCGATCCCAAGATTGTTGATTTCGGCAAGTTTCGCGAGGAGTTCGGAGGCGGCGGTCGAGGTGGCGGCGGGGGGCCGCCCGGTGGTGGTGCGCCGAGTGAGCCGGAGTCATCAGCGGTTTTTGCCAGCGAGGACGCGATGGGGCTACAACTTGTCGATGAGCTCGGCGAGGATTGGCACTACGTCGAAAAGTGGGATGATTGGATTACTTGGAACGGCAGCTATTGGGAGCGGGATCAAAAATGCCAAGTATTCGATCGGGCGCGCATTGTATGTCGAGGCACCGCCGGTCCGATCGACACAAGAGCGGGCGCGCTGAGGCGCTTTATCAGCTCGCGTCGTGTCACGTGGAGTGTCGAGCAATTTGCTCGCAAAGATCCGAGGATGATCATGACCCCTGAGGTTTTTGATGGCGATCCGTTTTTGCTCAACACGCCGGCCGGGATCGTCGACCTCAACACCGGTCAGCTCTATGGGCATGACCGCGACAAGTGGATGACGGAGCTCGCCGGTGCCGGCCCGGAGGGCGAGTGTCCGACCTGGATGCGGTTTTTGCACGAGATCACTGGCGGCGATGTCGTCTATCAGCAATATCTGCAGCGCCTCATCGGCTACAGCCTGACCGGCTCGTGCGAGGAGGAGATATTCGCATTTTGCTACGGCCCGCCGAATACCGGAAAATCGAAGTTCGTCGAGACCATCCGGTTGTTGCACGGGACCTATGGAACAAGCGCTCCAATGTCCAGCTTCGTCGCGACCACCGCAGAGAGACATCCGACTGATCTTGCTGGTTTTGTTGGCAAACGGCTGGTGACAGCGGCTGAAACCGACGAGGGTCGACGGTGGGATCAGCAGCGGATTACCAACCTGACCGGACGGGATCAGATCAAGGCCCGATTTATGCGCGGTGACTTTTTCTCGTACTATCCGCAATTTCTTCTGATCTTTCATGGCAATTGCCGTCCTAGGCTTGGTGGTGTTGATATGGCGATGCGACGACGCTTGCACCTGTTGCCGTTCACAAATAAACCAAAGCAAATTGACGCTCATCTAATTGACAAATTCAAACTGGAACTGGGCGGCATCATGGTCTGGGCAGTGCATGGTGCAGTGTTGTGGCGAAAACACGGGCTGCAGCCTCCGCCAATTGTTCTGCAAGCAACAAAAGACTATTTCGACCGCGAAAGCTTGATCGAGAGCTGGCTCGACGATCGCTGTGCGCGCGACCCGAATGCGAAGACCGAGTTGAGCACGCTTTATGCCGATTATGCCGCGTGGGCTAAGAAGGCCAACGAGTACATCCTGCCGCAGCGGCGTTTTACCGACGCTCTCGAAAACCTCGGTTTTAACCGTGATCGTGATTGGCGGACGCGACATGTGCAAGTTGTTGGCTTGGCAATTACCGACAGCAATGGGGAGTTGGGGCTGTGACCGCCGAGTATCGCCAGCAGCAAAGGGAAAGCGCCAAACGTCAGGGGATTGGCAGCGATTTTAGGCAGAACACGTTCAGTCGGGTCAACCGCGCGCTCCGTGCGTTGGAGCGGGCTGAGACCCAGCATGAGTGGTTCAGGTTTTACGAGACCATGCATCCGCTGGCGCAGTTTCTTAAGCTTGAGGAGGTGCTTGCTCTGTTTGAAAACGTCTATGCCAAGGGCAATCAACCGACCTTCGACGACGTTCAACACCACCGCAAGCGGCTGGAGGAGATCCTCACGGAACTGAGGCAGGAATATGCTCCTCGTGCGCGCCGTGGTTGAGTGGTGGATCTACTCCTGGAAGTTGAGTGTGGCATCGTCGCACGTGTGTGTTGTTTGCGTACCACTACATCGACCTACATCGAACCTCCGGCTGAGGAGGCATACGGGCGCGCATGTACGCGCGCGCAAAGGGTCGTTGGACCGGAGGGTCGATGTAGGTCGATGTAGGTCTCACTTTGTTCTCGTTTTCCGCGCGAAAGCGGTTGCAGCCATCCAGGTCGGGCTCGGCCGGTTGGTAAGTCGCTGACAACGCGGAATAAACTAAGGGGGTTATAATGGCCGATCGCGGTTTCAAGGCGGGTCTCGCCGAGGCGGTCGAGGCGGCGCGCCAGCAAGAGTTGCAGCAATTGGCCCGGCAGCTCGACTTTGGCTTCGATCCAGGCCAGGCGACCCCTGACCAGAGTGTGCAGGATGCGCCCGGTGAAGTTGCAAAGCGCGGTCGACCGGCAGGGTCTCGGAACAAGAGAACTGACGCGGCCTCGCGGTTCTACATGAGCCAGTTTGGCGACCCGCTGGCTCGCGGAGCGCAGATTTCGGCCTTGCCGATATTGGCTGAGGGCGTTTTGCCGGAGCTCGCCAAGGTGTTGGGCTGCGAGCGCTTTGAGGCGGCAAAATGGTGGGCCGGCATTTATGCCGCGACGCTCCCGTTTATGCATCAGCGGTTGAGCACGCTCACCGTTCGGCCGGAAGGCTCGCCGGAGGGTGAGCCGGTCAGCTGGTCGTTCAGCGAGGAGATCCTCGAACTCGTCCACACCACACAAGACGCGCGGCGCCAGGAAGCGCTCGATGCCGAGCTCGAGCGCGAAGAGCAATCCGGGGAATGAATATTGCGATGGCCGTGATTATTGCGCTCGAATGTCGCATAAGCTCCATTATGGAAAATCGGGTTCTCAGTGATATCAACTGGTTAGACCGTTGCGTGCCGTATCAGCAACAACAGAAGCTGCCGATCACTAGATCTAGGGGGTGGTGATGCATCAGAGAGCGCGCAACCATCGCAATATTGCGACGAACCGAGGCTGATGTCGTGGTCGTTGGAGACGTTTGTTGGTCTGGTGGCGATCGTGGCGTTGATGTGGCTGACGGCGCGTGTTGGCGACGACGAGAACGGGCTCGAAGTGGTCCGCGGGTTCGTCTATGCGGTCCTTCCGTCGGTGTTGATATGGTGGGGGATTATTTGGGTTGTCCGAGCAATACTGTGCTATCTCTTGCTACTGGTAGCATAGACTGGGGAACTGATGTGATTACTGTGGCTCTATTAGGAAAGGCACTCCAAAGACCCCCCGGTGGGTATCCCGGAAAAAGCGGCGATACCTGGGTAGGGGGTGGGCTGGCTCGAGCGCCTCGATTTCTGAAAAATTTTTACAGACCGCTGAAATTTCAGAAAATTTTTTGCGTGCGCAGCAGCTGACATGGACCTGGCACTATTGAGGAGGGATTGATGGGTGAAGCAAAGCGGCGCGAACTGATCCGCAAAACCCTCGAAGCGGTGCGGGCCAGCATGTGGACGTTTCTCGGCGACGCGGCGGAGCGGGTCCAGGTCAAGCGCGCGGATCTCTTGGCGCTGCTCCTCGAGTACGGGATGCTAGGCGGCGGCTTTACCGAGGCGGAGTCGGATTACTTCATCAGCCGGATGGAGGCGATCGAGCAGGCCTTAGACCAGCACCTGCGGCAGGAAGCGGGGGCCCCATCTTCACAACTCAAACCGGCGGCGGCGCCGGTCGATCTGACTGCGGTAGGCCGGTTGGCGCTGCGCCAGGTGGGCGATCAATGGGTGGCCTTCTATGCGGTGCCTGAGAGCATGGAAGGGGCGTTGGAGCTCGGCCGCATCCAGCTGGTCCTGGTTGAACGAGAGGAGCGTCGGCGAGCATTTATGAACCTAATGAGCGATGTCGTCGCCGATCTGATCGAAGAGCGCGTCGGGGTGCGGCCGTTCATGCCGGGACCCCAGCCGGCGCCGCCTCCGAACCGAGGGAGGGTCGATGAGCGCGAATGAGCAGCTGTTGTTGCGCCAAATCCTCGAAACATTGCGCGAGATCCTCCAGGTGTTGCGCAAGATCGAGCGGCAGATCCCCGCGGATTGCTGATGGAAATCAAGCTGCGGATCAGCGGCAGCGGGATCGCCCACAACGGCATCAGGGCGATCGGAGGGCGCGAAGAGCTCTATGCCGCGACCTCGGCAATTAGTTGCCTGCACGACGCATTACTTGCTGTAGCAAAAGGAACTGTCACTCCGGCCGAGATCCAGGATTTCTTTTGGCATCGCGATCTTGACCAGGCGGAGTTTTTTGGTGACGTGATTTCGTTTCACACGGACTGAAGGGTGAGGGAATGATCTCGCTGTTGATGGCGGTCCGGGGCGGTGGTCAACCGGTGCCGGTGATCGAGGTCGCTGGGCCGGCGCCAACCTTTACGTTTTGGTATCCCCCGAGCATGGCGAACCCGCTGCCAGTCATCGATATGGGCGGTGCGGGTGCCGGGGCGTCGATCAATGGGCCCTATCCGCCGACGGCGAGCGCGCCGTGGCCGATGCACGTCGTGCCGGGCGGGGTGGTGCCGCCGATCGACACCTGGTGGCTGCCGACGACCGATAATCCGTGGCCGGTGGTGCTCGTCACCGGGGTAACGCTGCCCGACATCCACACCTGGTGGCCGCCGTCGGCGCAGATGCCCTGGCCGGTCTATTTCGTATGATCGTTCGAAAGTGGTGGAAGGAATTTGAGGGTCTGACCGCGGAGAGGGTCGCCGACATCGTTCGCGTCACCTGCCTCAATCGCGCGGCGCGCAAGGGGGTCGAGCCGCTGGAAGTGGATATCTCTGGTTGGCAAATTCCCAGCGACGGGGGTGAGTTGATCGATCTGATCGAGGGCAAAATTCGCCAAGCCGAAGAGGCGGCGGGCTGGGACAAGATCCCGGATTTGCCGCTCAACGAACGGCGGCGGCGGCTAGGGCTTCCTCCGATATGATCGGGCCGACCTTCATCTATCGCGGCATCGAGGGTCTCGATTATGACGAGAAATGCGTCGGTTCAACCGACGTATTTCGCGGAATGATTGATGGAGCTTAGAGGCATGACCGACCGCCCGGGGATGCGCCTGTTGACCTGGCGCAAGATCGGCAAGGGCAAGGTGATCGGAGTCGCCAGCATCGAGCTCCCGAACGGGTTTCGGGTCCACGAGATCATGGTGTTTCGCGGGAAGGACGGCCCCTATGCGATGCTGCCGTCGCGGCCGCAGCTCAATCGCGACAGGCGGCCCGTCGTCGACCAGGCCGGCAAGGTGATCTACACGACGCTGAACGAGTGGAAATCGGCCGCGCTGGGCAAGGCGTGGAGCGCCAAGCTGATCGAGCTCTGCCGGGCGGCGCACAGCGATGATTTCTATGATCCCGAGACCGGGGAGTTTGATGCGTAAGCGAGGCGCGGTGCCGAATGGCGGATCGTTTCGGTCAAATGGCGTCCGGCAGATACCCAGAGCGACAGCCGCGTCGGTATGCGTGTAGGTAGGCGGCCGCCCTCGCCGTGGCGGTTGAAAACCGAAGGAGAGCCTATGACCGAATATCGAATGCCGCCGCTGCCGCTCGAGGGGGGCGACGTCGCGCGCTCGGAAAAACCGGTCCTGTGTCTCGATTTTGACGGGGTATTGCACTCCTATGTGACCGGCTGGAAGGGAGCGACCGAAATCCCCGACCCGCCGGTCCCCGGCTTTGCCGAATTTTTGGCGGCCGCGGTGATGAAGTTCCGGGTGTGCGTCTATTCTTCGCGTTCGTCCTCGCCGGCGGGCATCAAGGCGATGCAGCGGTGGCTTTACGATGCGTTAGCCCAGGCCGCGGATCCCCGCACTGCCGCTGTGCTCTTTGATATGATCGATTTTCCCAAAACCAAGCCGCCGGCGTTTCTGACGATCGACGATCGCGCGCTGACATTTACCGGGACCTGGCCGGCGGTCGACGAGCTGGTCAACTTCCGGCCTTGGTATCGGCGTCCCCCAACCGAAGAGGAGGCATAGGCGTGCATTACATGCGGCAGTTTTTCACCTTCGAGCACCTGCCCGAACACCTGCAGGAGATCAGCAAGCCGTTCGCCGGGCTCGCCGAGTGGATCGACGATACGTGCCCGGGAAACCCGGAAAAGACGACGGCGCTGCGCAAGCTGCTCGAAGCAAAGGACTGCGCGGTCCGGGCGACGCTGTTCCGTGCGTCAGCGACGAACCGGAGCGACTCTGGCGCCGAGCAGCTGGCGGCGCGCGAGTGACCGAAAAGCAATCCGCTACTCTCGAGCAGGCGCTGACAAAGGCGGGATTTGCCAGCGACACCGAAAGCCTGCGCGAGCTGGCGAAACTGGAAGAGCCGCCGGTGGGGCTGCCCTGGCTAATTTCGGTCGAGGACCGACTGTATCCCGATTTCAAGCATTGGCTGCCGGTCCCTCAGGTCGCCGAAGCGTTGGTGCGTTTTCGCGATGCTCGCGGAGCCGGCGATGCCCGGTGAGACCTGGGTGTGGATCGCGCAGTGCCTCTGTCCGCGGCGCCATTGCATTTGTGCTGGGGTCGATGAGGCGGCCGACGAGCTCGACGCCGAGATCAAGATCGCGGCGCCCCTGCGAGAGGAGCTTTCAAGACTGATCGAGAGCGGGGGCGTCAACCCGTGGTGCGGGATCTGCCACGCGCCGCGCGAGACCTGGCATTTCGAGCTCGGAAGATCGCGCTGGACGACTCTCGCCGAGGCGGCGCCGGAGATCCATAAAATCGCTGCCGAACAGGCGGCGACGGGCGCGGTATTTGGCGAATTATTGGGTGCCAAAACCCGCGGGCGGATGCACTAACCCGTGGTTTCGTCGCTGGGCGGCGGCGGGGTATTGCAGTTCGGGCAGGCGATCCAGATCAGTTTTCGTGGTGCTTCGGGGGTGTCGCCGGGGACCAGGCGGGGCACCATCCCGGCCTCGCCACCGTAAGGTGAGCATTCGGGACAGCCGGCGGGTTTGGGGATCATAGAACTCCGTGAAACGAAAAAGGGCGCCGCTTTCCAGGGCGGCGCCCTTTAGTTGCAGAGAACTCTTTATCGGCTATCCGACGATGAGCCGCAAGGGTCGTGCCCGGCGGCGGGTATCGACGAGCGAGGCCTTCAGACCACCCTTGCCGTGCCGCTCGACGGCGACCTGCCACTCGCTGAGCTCGGCCTGGGTGATCTCGTAACGGCGATAGGCTTCCTCGGCGGTCAATTCGTTGAGGCGGAAGGCCTCGACGACGGCCAGCTTTTTGCCGGGTGTCCACCGCTTCACCGGTGGTGCGGGCAGCTGCACCGGCAGAAAACGTGGTTGGGTCATGGTGATCTCCTTGGGTTTCAACGGTAGTATCGCGGCGGCGGCGGGGTGGTGATCAGACCACCGACCGCGCCGACGGCACCGCCGACCGCCGCACCCATCGCCGCACCTGGTCCGCCGCCAGCCGCGGCGCCGATGGCCGCTCCGCTGCCTGCGCCGATCAGACCGCCCCCAATCGTCCGCTGCACCGGGTCGTAGGGGTTCGTACAGCCGACGAGCGCGCCGCTCATCACAAGAACAACCAGCAAAATCCGTGTCATTCCTTCCTCCAAAAAGGGTCTAGAATTTACGTCTCGTTTCCCGACGAGGGTTCTCCGTGGCCCCAATCGCCGGGGGCGGGCACGCCGCCCGTGTGTTCCAGCACAGCGGGCGGCACCTCGCCGCCCGTGGCACGACAGCGCGCCATGAACATCTCGACCTTGGCCGGGGGGATCACGGCGCCATCGCCGGCAAACGCGCGTAGCTGTGCCACCCGCTGGCGGCACAGCTCGTCCGGGGTAGAGCAGGCCGCGAGCAGCATTACTGCTGCTCCGGCGAGCGTGCGGGCTAATCGCGCCGACATTGCTCTTCCTGTTCTTGACGAATACGGCTCAGGCGCTCTTCGAGCTCCTCACGGGCGTTGTATCGAGCCCGATCGATTGCCCGTTCCAGCCGGTGCTCGGCGTAGCGCAGCTGCTCGCAATGTTGCCAGTGATCGCGGCCGCGGCCGCCCTGGACGGGCTGCGGGATGGCGATGCCGGGGGCGATAGTGACGCCAGGGACGGGTATCTGGACATATTGCGCCGCGGCCGGGAGGGCTGCGGTGGCGAGTAGAACGGCGGCGGTCAGTGCAGTTTTTAACATTTCTAATCTCCGTGGTTTCAGGGACGGGGGGTGCGACGGCGGTCACCGAGGTGACGGCGGATAAACGCCGCCTCCTTCGCGGGATCGAGGACCTCGCGAAGATCGCGATCGGCCGGCAATTGGGCGGCGCGCTCGAAGACCACCTCGAGGTGCTCGAGCGCCCGCCGAAGGCGGCCGATGGGTGTCAGATCGTCTTGGTTCTTCATTGCCGCAGAACGTAACCGCGGCCCCAGACGGTCTGGATCAGCTGGTCGGCCGAGGGCAGCGTGCCGGCGAATTTGCTGCGGATCTTGCAGACAAAGACGTCGATGATCTTCTGGTCGGGCTCGGTCGTCGACGGATAGAGGTGGTCGAGGATCTGGCTCTTCGAGACGATAGTCCCGGCGTGCAGGGCCAGGCACTCGACGATCGCATATTCCTTCTTGGTCAGACGCACCGGGTGTCCGGCGAGCTCGACCGTGGTCGCCACGCAGTCGATGCGCAGCGGGCCGACCTGGTGCCGTGCGCAGACCGGGTTTAGTTCGGTAGACGGATCTGGCATATGATGGTTCTCCTGGTTCTAGTAGTGCCCAACACAACGAACCGGAAGGACGCCGCTCCCTCTGCATTGATGGATCCGGGGACGGGCTCAAACCGTCGCCGGTGACAGATCGATGGGGACGGTCCGGGGAAGGCCGGTCACTCGGCCTGAGACCCTCGGCCCTCGCGAGTGTCCGCGGGGGGCGGCGTCGATCGGTACGCCGTACATATACGTCTAATACCGTACAGAGACAAGGGGGAAATTAAGCTAGAATTCGATGATCAAACCTGTGGGGGCACGCAATATGATCTTGAGATCCCGGCGCTCCCGGCGGGCGTGGCGGGCGCAGGCCGTGAGCTCGTCGCGGTCGAGGCTCTTGGCCTGAAAGACCAGGCGAATGATGCTGTCGACCTCGCGGGTGATCGTCAGGTGCCAGGCTGGGCGGCGGCTGCCGCCGGTCGCGTCGATGATCATGGGGTCGCTCCTTCCAGCGGCATGTCGATCGGGAATGGCAAGGCTTCGCACAGCGTTTGGTCTTCCGGGCGCATGCGGTTTGACTTGGCCGAATTGTCGCGCGCCGGCAAATATTGCAAATTCCAAGGAACGTGCAGGCCGCTGATCGGGTAGCCTTCTGTTGTTATTGCGTGGGATTTTCGACCGCCCAATGGCACGATGTGGTCAACCTGTTTTCCGGCCGGGCAATCAGCAAAGATGCGTCTCAAGGCCGCAAGATTAACCCAAGGGGGCGCGCGATAGCTGGCGCGGTATATACTATTTCTAAGTTTTCGGCCCACCGGGTGGACCGTGGACCAGTCTTTGGACTGACGGTTTGTTTTGATTATTTGCTCTTCTGATTGATTGTTGCGCGTGTTCTGTTTGCTGAGTTGCACACAACCAAGACAGGCGTTGTCGGATACTCGGCGCTCGGTGATGTGGCCGTATTTGCAGGGTTCTCCCGTAAAAAAACGCTTCAGGCCGGCAGCGTGGGCGTCGACGCGGAGCCTCGCATTTTGCATAAGCCGCGGGCCGGGCGGCTTTGGCGGTTTAGGCGGTTTGGCTTGCCAGTGATTGATTTGAGCGGCCGCGCATGCTAGGCACTCGCCATCCGACGTGAGCCGTTTAGACTTATGTCCGTTTGCGCAAGGTAGGCCTGTGGAATAATATTCCAGCCCAGCCGCGCGAGCCCTTTCGCGTGCGCCGATGCGCTGCGGCGGATGCGTCTTCTGGTAGTCGGCGCCACACCCGGCGCACCCGCTATTCGACGTGTAACGCTGGGTATGTCCTTGCGGACAAGGCGAGCCGGTGAAGTATGGCAGCCCGGCGGCACGGGCCTCCTCACGAGCGCGTTGGTTTAGCGTCGGCCCCTTTGGCGGCGATTTGGGTCGGGCTGCGTTTCGGGTCTCCCAACAAGCAATACAGCCCCCTGTCGACACCCAGCGATCGGCGATGTGGCCGTGTTTGCAGGGCTTGCCCGTGAAGTAGCGCTGGAGCTCGAGGGCGCGGGCCGCCTGACGAATGGGCTGACTTAACGCCCACCCCGTTGGCGGGTGTTTGGGTTTCGAGCAGGCGACGCACCACTTTGTGGATACATAACGATCGGCGATGTGGCCGTGTTTGCAGGGCTGACCGGTGAAATAGTGTCGGAGCTTGCGGGCTTTGGCCTCGGCGCGGGTGATTATTTCGGGAAGGATAGTTTCGGGCATAGCGCCGCAAATATGCGGCGGTTGCCGTACGGCTTCAAGGGCTGTGGCGGCGGCTTCGTCTGACCGCCGAGCGGATCGTACGGCCTTCCTTGCGCTCGTCGGATGCGATCAGGTCGAGGGCGAAATTGATCAGGTAGACGATCGCGGCGGTGCGCGAGGGGGCGACCTGCTGCTCTTGACACCAGCCGTCGACCCGCTCGACGAGCTCCGGGGGGACGCGGAGCTCGAGACGGGCGGTGGCTTGGGGGGTGCGCGGCATCCCGTCATTGTACGGAAAATGCCGTATAGGTCAATGGATTGTCACGCAGCGGTAGTGAACGGCGACGGGTAACCCGGTGACCACCAGCGCGCGGTTGTCCTCGCGTTGAAACTGCCGGGCGAGTGGGCTGCAGTCGGTCCAGCCGTGATGGTAGCTCAGCGGTTTGCAGCCGGACTGGGTGCGGGTCGCGTAGCACTGCAGAAGGGCTACCAGGAGCAGCGGCACCAGGCTTTTCATGGCTTCCGTCGCTGGAAATCGGCGGTGGTTTCCATCAGGTCTTTCCCGCCGGTTCTTCCGCCAATTGTGGCGAGAGCAGAGGCTTGAGCAGTTGTTCCAGCGCCGCGACGTGTTCGGGACACAGCAAGCCGTCGCGATACCACCGGGTGCCTGGTCCAAAATCGAGGACAAGCGTCGGGGTGCGCTGCCAGAAGACGTGAAGGTAGACCCAGCCCCGAGGCAGGGCGGTGCCGTTGGCGCAAGCGGTGGCCACGCAGTTGCCCCAGGCGCAGGCGGTGGGTAAAGCGGCATATTGGCTCGATGACATCTCGACCTCGCCGATCAAGTGGAAGGTCGGTGCCTTGCTGCGGCGTTGGTGACGGTTCACTGATATTCCTCCGCGTGTTGCGTTAAGCGCCGGAACAATATGACAGAAACCCGTGCTTCGGGCAAGTGTACGGGAGGGGATTTTTGTGCCGCCACGTTGGACAAAGGAGAACGACGCTTATGTCGACCGCCGCACCGCCGAGGGAGCGAATTACACGACGATTGCCGGGGAGCTCGGGCCCGAGATCACCGCCGCGGCGATCGCCGGCCGGATGCGGCGACGAATACTGGCCGCCGACGGCCGCGAGCCGATCAGTGCCGCCGTGCTCGATGAGCGTCTCACAACCGAGGGATGTCGCTGGGTCATTGGCGACCCCGGTCGCGGTGGTGACTGGCGTTGGTGCGGGGCAAAAATTATCGATGGCAGCTGGTGTGCGGAGCACGCCGCGATTGGGCGAATGCGAGGGGGAAGCAAACTACTATGAGACAGCAACGGGACAAGCGGCGGGTCGGGGGAGAGGAAGCGCGGATTGCACCACCGCCGGAGCGGTTTCGGGCAGATCACGTCTCGGGTGCTCTGGTGGTGCGTTGCGAAGAGCCGGTGGCCGATGCCAATGGCGGAGTTGGCCGGCCGTGGAAGGCGCTCGACACACTGGCCAGGATGGAGCGCGCCGGCTCGATCTCGCGTGGCATGCGAGCGGCCGGGGTCCTCTTTAACGAGTATTTTAACGATGCCGGCTTAGACCCGCTGTGGGCCGCCGACCCAACGCGGATTCCGGTATTGACGATGAGCGGCAAGCCTTGGTCGATCGGTCGCCGCGGCTCGACCTCGGCGCTGGAGGCGGTGATCGATGCGTTGGTGATGCTGGGTGGGATTTCGTCGCCCGGCGGGTCGTGTGCCTGGCATGTTCTGGGGTGCGAAATGACAATCGAACGCTGGGCAATCTCGCGATCGTGGTGCGGTCACCCGGTGCACCGCAAGGTGGCGGCCGGCATCCTGTTGACGGATCTCGGAATTTTGGAAAATTACTTTGGGCTGAGCAAAGACGCTTGACAGGGTGGGGTCCCCCAGAAAAAGTTTTTGCCCGACGGGTGGGGATGCGACTCCACCCTAGACCAAACCCAGAACATCGGAAAAATGATGCCGAGCTACGAGCCGCAGGGCGCGCAGCTGCGTGCCTTTTCCGCCTCCAATGCGTTTTTGCGGGCCCTGATCGGGCCGATCTACGGCGGCCGCAAAAGCTGCTGCATCAACGATATCGTTCGACGGGCGACAATCCGGCGGTGGGCGAAGCAAACCCGCTGGCGGTGGGTCGTAGTGGCGCCGATTCGCCGCGAGCTCGAGCGATTTGTGATCCCAACGATCAAGAATTGGCTGGAAGTCGGCGAATACGACGACAAAGGGCGGCATTTCGCCCTGCATTACCGCCTCGAGGACGGGGTCCAGCGTCTGATCGAGATCGATTTCCTCGGTATGGACGATGCGCAGGACCGAAAACGCTTCGCTGTGGCCACGGCGACGGGTGTCTGGCTCGATGATGCCCGAAATTTGAGCGAAAGCGTCCTCGAAGACGCGATGCGCATCGCCGGCACGTACCCGACACCGCTCGCCGGTGGGGCGATGTGGTCGGGGGTGATCTGCTCGTCGCGGATGCCGCCGCCTGGTCATTGGCTGGTGCGCAGGCCAGAGGACCCGGGCGATTTACAGCTGTTTCGTCAGCCTGGCGGGCGGACCGCGGAGGCCGAGAACCTGCCGGCGCTGCAGGCCAGGGGCTTCAGCTACGAGGCGTTTGCCAGCGAGCGCGACGCCGACTGGATCAGGGTCAATATCGACGGCGAGCTCGGGCAAACCGCGACCGAGGCGGCGGCCGAGGCCGAACGAGCCGCTGCCCGCCAGCAATTGACCCGTTGGGTCGGGCTGACGATGCCCGATTTGACGCCGGCACGGCATCACGAGCTGCTGATTGCCAAGCTCGAGGCCCTGGCGCGGCGCGAAATCAAGCGTTTGATGTTCTTTTTGCCGCCTGGATCGGCCAAAAGCACCTATGGCAGCGTGCTTTTCCCCTCCTGGTACATCGGCAACCACCCGACGCACTCGGTAATCGCCGCCTCGCACTCCAAGGAGCTCGCCGAGCGGTTTGGCCGCCGGGTCCGCAACATCGTCGGTTCACCAATCTTTCGGGAAACGTTCGGGTTTGGCCTGAGCGGCGATTCGGGTGCCGCCGGGCGCTGGGAAACCGCCCGCGGGGGCGAATATTTTGCCGTCGGCGTCGACGCCTCGGTCACCGGCCGGCGCGCCCATCTCGGTATCATCGATGATCCGGTCAAAGGCCGCGCCGAGGCCGACAGTGCGACGATCCGGCAGCACGTTTGGGAGTGGTACAAGGCCGATTTCTGGACCCGGCTCGTGCCCGAGGCGACGATGCTCTACATCGGCACCCGGTGGCACGAGGATGATCTCGCCGGGCGCCTGCTCGAGGACGCCAAGGTCGGCGGCGAGCAATGGGAAGTGGTCAGTCTGCCGGCGATCGTCGAGGAGGAGGGGGATGCGCTGGGCCGGATCATCGGCGAGCGGCTCTGGCCCGAGTGGTACACCCCGGAGATGCTGGAGGTCGCCCAGCGCGACACGCGGAACTGGTCGGCACTCTGGCAGCAGCGGCCAATGCCGGAATCGGGCGACTATTTCCAGAATGACTGGGTGCGCTGGTATGACAGCGCCCCGCCGCGTGACCGGCTGCGCACCTATGGCGCCTCGGATTACGCGGTGAAGGCCAATGCCGGCGACTGGACGGTGCACCTGGTCGCCGGGATCGACCCCAACGATGATCTCTATCTCCTAGATCTGTGGCGCAAACAAACCGCCTCGAACGAATGGGTCGAGTCGGTTATCGATCTGATGGATCTGTGGAAAACCATCACCTGGGCCGAGGAGGCCGGGCAGATCGAGAAGGGGGTCGGGCCGTTTCTGACCAAGCGTCAGCTCGAGCGCAAGATCTACGCGGTCAGAAAGCAATACAGCTCGGCCGCGGACAAGGCGGTGCGAGCCCAGGCGATCCGCGGCCGGGTGGCGATGGGCAAGGTGTACTTGCCCAAGCGCGCGCCCTGGGCGCCGGTGCTGCTCGACGAAATGCTGCGCTTTCCGGCTGGGAAAGCAGATGACCAGGTCGACGGCCTGGCCCTTTTGGGCCGGATGCTCGACGAGATGGTGCCGGGGAGCAAACCCAAGCCGGCGGCCGAGGAGCCGCGCGGGGTTTCCGGCATGACGCTCGACGAGCTGTGGAAGCTCGATAAGCGATATTTCAAAAATGGCCGGTTTGTCGGGGATGGTCGGCCGCTGAGGATCTGAGGGGGCAACAATGGCTGTTGGCGTGCCGTCTGCGGCGAACGAGGCCTTGATCTCGATCGAATACGACGAAACCGCGCTCCTCTGGGCGACGATGTACGACAATCACGTGGTGGCGTGGATTGTCGACGAGGCCGAACCGCAAAGCTTTGAGCCGGCGCCGCGGGTCATCGGCCAACTGCCGACCGCGGCACCCGACACCGCACCGGTGCAGTCGCCGCAATGGGCCCTGGTGCTGACATCGGGCACGGTCTATGTGCCGGACCAGGTGCGGTTGCCGCTCGCGCAGTTTTTTGACTGGCTGGCCTCGAACGGCGGGGCCCGGCGGCAATTGCGCGGGGTGTTCTCGCAGAACTTCCTGGTGGCGACCTGGAATGACTGGGCCGCGAAGAACCCCGGCGCGGTGTGGCGGGGCTAACCGGCGATGGCCGATTTAGCGGTTGCCTCGACAGTTGTCGGCACGATCGAAGAGCGCAAGGACCTCGGCACCGAGCCGAATGCGATCTGGCGCTTCTGGAACTCGCAGCTGAAGCTCGCCGAGCGAACTGATGAGGACTGGATCAAGCGGGGGCGCCAGGCAGTCGACCGGTACCGCGACGAGCGCGACCAGAACGAGGCGCGGGCCAGCAAATACAACGTCTTGTGGTCAAATGTGGAGACCCTCAAGCCGGTGCTCTACGGGCGGACGCCAGAACCGGACGTCGCCCGCCGGCACAAGGATCAGCATGACGCAGTGGCCTCGCTGGGCGCCCAGATCCTCGAAACCGCGCTGGATTACGAGAACGATATCGAAGAATTCGACGCGGTGATGCAGCAAGTCGTCGAAGATCGGTTATTGCCCGGCCGTGGTGTCGCCAGAGTGTTCTACGAGCCGGAATTTGGCGAGGAAGAGGAAGACCAAGACGCCGAGCCCGATGAAGAGGGTAATCAGCCGACATTTCAGTCGGTGACCAATGAGAGAGCGCCGGTGCGCTATGTATTCTGGGAAGATTACCGAGAAACACCGGCCAGAACGGAAGGCGAGATCTGGTGGAAGGCCTACCGGGTATTTATGACCCGCGACGAGCTCGTCGAGCGGTTTGGCAGTGAAATCGGCAAAAAGGTGACCCTCGATTACACCCCGTCGGGGGTGCATGCGGTGGCCAGCGAGGCGCAATGGGGCCCGCTGGCGGACATGTTCAAAAAGGCGACCGTCTGGGAGATTTGGGACCGCAAACGCAAGGAAGCGGTGTGGATCGCCAAGGCCTGGTCGGACGCGCCGCTCGACAGCCAGGACGACCCTTTGGAATTGCCGGATTTTTTCCCGTCGCCGCCGGCTTTGCGGGCGACCACGACCAATGAGCAGCGGGTCTCGGTCAACGATTATGTTGAATATCAAGACCAGGCGATGGAGCTCGACACATTGACCGCGCGGATCGACCGCCTGACCCGGGCGCTCAAGGTCTCGGGTGTCTATGCGGGCTCGGAGAAGATGACCCTGCAGCAGCTGGTCGACGATTCGAGCGAGAACAAATTGATCCCGGTCGAGGATTGGACCGGGTTTGCCGGCGACAAGGGCGGGCTCAACGGGTTGATCCAGTGGCTGCCGGTCGAGCAGATCGCTCGCGTCCTGATCCAGCTCTATGACGCCCGCGAGCGCACCCTGCGGATCATCTACCAGACGACCGGCATCGCCGACATTCTGCGCGGCGAAACCAATCCGATCGAGACGCTGGGCGCGCAGCAGCTGAAGACCCAGTTTGCGACCCGGCGCATCACCCGGGCGCAAAAGGACGTCGCCCGCTTCGCCCGCGATCTGCTGCGGCTCAAAGGGGCGGTGATGGCGCGGCATTTTATGCCCGAGACGCTCTCGCGGATGTCCGGGCTTCCCGAACCGCTCCCGGCACTGCCGCCACCCCCGCCGATGATGATCCCGGCGCCGTCTCCTGCGGCGGCCGGTTCGGCGCTAGGCGGCCCGGCGCTACCCTCGTCGGCTCCCGTCCCGGGAGCGGTACCAGCAAGGCCCCCGGGCATGGCCCCGGGCCTTCCGCCGGGTGCTGGTGGTGCACCTGGCATCCGGCCACCCCTGGCACCGGCGGCGCCGGTGCCAGGGGCACGGCTCGCGCCCGATGGCCGCCATTATGTGCCGGACCCGCGGCGCCCCGGCAAATACCTGATGGTGGCTTAAGCCGGGAGGGCCGATGTCGGAGACTCGGGTTGACCCGGACACCGGTGCCACCCTGGTGCCGGTCGATCACGACCCGTACACCGAGGCGTCGCCGCCGGGTTATTTTGACAAGATCGGTCAGGATCTCGCCGATTTCTGGCAGCAGCCGCTGGCCCACGTCAAACAGCGATTGTCCGATATCGGACAGTCGTTTAGCGATGTCGCGACCGGTGGATTGCAGCGCCAGGCCGAGCTCACCGGTGCGGACTATTCAGGCCAGCCGCTGATCGGGGTCGATCCCTCGAGCGGCGAGCTCACCGGGCGATTGCCGGCATTGGCCGAGCTGGCGCGCAGTGGCATGGCTGGGCCGGTGCCGGGTGGCGCCTTGGGTGCGGGGCCGGCGATCCTCGGACGAGCGGGCCGTGCTGCGGCCGAGGCGGGCAATCTCGACACGCCGATCAGCGACACATTGCAGGCCGGCAAGTTCGCTGATCAGCTGCGGGCCGAGCACCTGGCGCGCGACAGCGGGTTGCCGTTGAGCGGTGCCGATCAGCCGGTCAGCCCGCCGCCGCACATCCAGACGCCGGCCGACATGGATGGGCTGGTCAACCGTTACGCCGATCTTGCCGAAAGCGGGGCTAATGCCAAGGATTGGTACGCTCAAAGCGGACGGGCAATCCTCAACGCGGCCGGTGACCCCGAGGCCGCCGACCGTCTGGCCGCGACGTTGGCGGTATCCTCGCCACGCACTAGTGTCGCCGAGAACGCATCGCGGGCCGTCACGCTATGGAACCAGGCGATGACCAACGAGCCGGTGCTCGCGGTCGGCGGCCGCGGCGGCATGCAGATCGGTGAGCGCGCGGCACCGCTGCTCTACGAGGGCGCGCCGATGACCGGCGAGAAGACCGGACCCTTTAAGACCGCGCTGGGCTTGACCTGGGATCCCGACCCGGCCGGGCATCCCTTTGTCAACGACATCTGGAACATGCGCGCCGCCGAATATCCGCCCGAGCTCGGCAGTGACAAAACGGCGCCCTACTACACCGGCTCGCCGACCCTTGGGCAGCACAACTTCACGAGAATTCTGGCGGACCGGGCGGCCGATGTGCTGAATTCGCGCACCGGCGAGAATTGGAGCCCGGAACAGATCCAGGCCTCGGTGTGGGCGGGCAAGAAATCGGCGGTCGAGGGCACGCCGGTCGGGGATGCGGCGTTCAATTTCGCCGACGCGCTGAAGTCCCGCTTTGGGCAGCAGAGCTGGGAGTCGGCGCCGGGCGAGACCTCCAACAACCTGCCCGAGTTTCATCAGGCCGCGGCGCCGGACCAGCAGGCCTATCACGACGCGATCCGCGGTGCGCTGGAGGACGATCAGGGGCGCGACATCATCTCGCGCCACCTGGGGCTGCTGACCGGGCCCAGCTTTGAAGGGCCGGGGGTCTTTCAAGGAGTGGTGCGGCCGGGGAGCCAGGCGCAAAGCCTGGCCGGCGCGGCGATACAGGGCGGCTATCTCGGCGGGGTCGATCAATCGACCCGCGACCTCTTCGACACCGCGGAAGCCACTCGAGGGCTGCTATTGCGCCAGGATGCTTCGGCCTGGCACGTGCCGACCTATCGGGCTGGGCTCAAGCCGGGCGACAGCAACATGGTCGACGTCAATATCGGCCGGCCGCTCAGTGCCGAGGAGGCGCGTTCGGTGGTCGATGCGATGCAGACGGCGACCGGCAAGGACTTCTTCAGCCCGATCGCGACGCAGAACGGGTTCCGCCTGCAGAACGTGCCCGACCAATCGGGCGTCAAGAACATAGACTTCCAAAAGTCGGTTGAAAAAGCCCTCGGAAATGCCGATTTTCAAGGGGTCGACAAGGCCGAATTGACACCCGCCTTTGCCGATGGGAATTACATCTCGAACGATTGGGGCCAGCAGTCCAATGGTCAAGGTTATCTGGAAGCCATCGCCGGGACCGGAAGACCCGATCTTCAACGAAGGTCCGCGGAGCTACTCGCCACATTGGGGCCG